ATAACTTAACTCTTCTTTTATAAAATCTGGAAATTTATTGATTAAGTAATCTAAATCTTCTTCTTTTACTTTAAGATGTTTTTTAAGCATCTTCCAATCTTTATCTGGAATATCTTTTTCAACTTTGGGTGTCTTACTCCAAAAATTATCTGGATAAGGCTCAGTTTTCATAAAATGATACCAAATATCCATAGCCATTACTTTGTCTATATTCTTTAGATTTAAAAGTTGTGCTTTATCAGGGTAAATTTTAGAAAAATATCGATTGAATATAAAAAACCACTTGATTTTATCTTCATCCGTTATATTTGACCATTCACTTCTTTTTTGAAAAATTGCTCTAGCAATATCAGTTATCTCAGCCATTTAAAATATTATTAAGTTTCCAATCTCTTATAATATCCGGTTTCCAAAAAGTTAGGAAATCATGATCGAAAACTTGTAAATAAATATCCTCTGATGGTTTAAAGTTTTTAAAATCTTTTGGTATATACCTACCATCAGCTAATTTATATTCAACTTGTCCAGTTGCCATATTCAAATACTCACCAACTATTTCAACTCTAAGATCAATTGATTTTAATTTTTCATAAATATCTTTAAGCTTACCTGGTAATGGATTTTCATAATCACCACTACCCGGTGTACCATTAGGTATCTGACCTAATGTAGTACAAGTACTGGCATATTGATTATATTGATTAATTTTTTGATCTTCATTCCGAGAAAACCATTCACAAAATATACTTATTGATTCAATTAAATCTCTACAATAAGTATATTTGTGTTTCATTATGGTATTCTCTATTACAGGAGACCATTTTGAAATAGCTTTATCAAAATCAAATTTTATCATAAACATTATACATTTTATCAACAATATCTGTTGGTAAGTTATTTATTCTAAGATCAATTAGTTTCATATTACTTTTAATATTATCAACTATATCTTCAATTTTAGTTTTACTTAATTTCTTTTTCTCACAAATTAAGTCCGCTATATTCTCATATAAATCTGGATCTTTTAAATTTACTTCACCAAACTCTGATATATACTGATCATAAATAGTTTTCGCGCCTTTCGCACCAATTCCTCTTTTCTTACCATTTTTAACTTGTGACCAAACAGATTCAATATTATCAGATGTATCACCTGATATAATCTTAATAATTAATGATTCTGTTGAGTTAATTTCATTAATCTCATATTTATTAAGAAATCTATTCAAAAGTCCAATAAACTCACTATTATCATTTAGATCAAAAATATCATCATTTGGTAATTTAGATAACTTGTTTAAAAATATTTGATAGTTTTTAGGTAAGAAAAGTTTTTCTTTATTATACATTTCATTAGTCATAATATTAATGTATAAAGGATCAACACCAAAATTAACTATCTGTTTAATATCATAGTCATTTGATACAATCACAGTTGAACGACCTTCTGAGTTTGCCTTTTCAACTAAAAAAGAAATCCAGTCATCACCTTCTACGTGAGGTGCTTCTAAAATTTTAGAGATTGATTTAATCTCTTCTTTAAATTCTCCATATGTTTGATAAACAAAATTCCAATCTATATCTGAATCTTTTTTTCTAGTGGCTTTATATTCACTTATAATTTGTTTTCTCCAAGATTTTTCTTTAGAGTCAGAAACTAAATAAACGTTCGCAAAAGGAAACCATTTTCTGTAATTTCTTATTGTGTTTTCTAATGATTGGTGTAAAGCACCATAAAGTAAATTATTTTTGTGTAAAGTAAAAACTAAACGACTTAAAATATAGTTACCATCAATAATTAAATCTACTAACATTCCATGTTATTATTTTTTATAATGTATATAGTATAAATATGTTATTATGTTTTATAGTTTTTAAACTATTTTAATTATCAATAATATAAAATAAAAAATAAATCTAATAAATGAACAAACCTAACAACTTCCCATTCAACTGGGAAAACACTAACAACACTAATTCTATTCTACTTGAAACTCCATTTTCATTGTGGAATGTAGCACCATTCACAAACAACCCAGCATTAAACACAGTTACTAACTGGGTAAACTACACACCAACTACACCAAGTGTTAACACTTATGAAACTTCTGATAGTTACGTATTTGAAATCGCAGCACCTGGTTACACAAAAGAATCTTTTGAGGTTGCTTACTCAAACAACAGTATGTATCAAACTTTAACTGTTAAAGCTACTGAAAATAAATCAGAAAGACCTACAAATTATTCATACAGAGAATATAACTATTCTTCTTTTACAAGAGAATTTAATATTCCTAATAACGCAGAAACATCTGAAACAAGAGCTAAGTATGATAATGGTATCTTAACAATTATGATCCCTAAAAGTGTTTCTAATACTAATTACAGAACTGTTAAAATTTCTTAATTAGAAAAATAACAAAATAAAAACCCACCAAATTTGGTGGGTTTTTTTATAATATCATATTAAGTTGTATTTCTCTCCAAAGTGTTTTATAATCTTCTCTAACTTCATCAGTATAATTATATCTTTTATCTTTTGAATACCAATCGTAAAAATTAGCTTCAACTTTTGGTTTTAATTCATCGTAAATCTTTTTCAAAACTGGTAAACAATCTTCTTTTAAACACCAATTAACTAAGTTTTTAAAATAATCAAGACCTACTCTTTCTAAACCAAGATATAAACTTCTATCATTACTTTCGTGTTCAAAGATACCTAAATAGATAATTAAATAGTGATAGATTACTTTCTCCTTATAGTTTAAAACACCCGATGGATTAGCACTATCTGGATAAGCAAAATAAAATTCAATTCCAATTTTCATTAAATGTTGAACAAATCTAATTACTTCTTTCTTTATTCTCATATCTAAGAAAACATAAGCAACATCATAAGTATCAATATAACAAATAGGTATATTGATCAATTTCTTAAAATGTAGAATATCTCCACTTATAGAATATCCTGGTTTTCTTGGTATTAAATCACTTAATTCCATTTTCTTTTAATATTTTTAATAGATATCTCTTATTCCATTCTCTTGTATTTGGTGTATCTCCAGGTCTTGGAAAACTTTTTCTTCTATTACTTTTATTTGGAGAATATTTATCTTTACCATAGTTACCGATATATCTCTTACTACGATGATACTCAGTTCCTATATAATCAGGCAAGACCGCATTTTGTATATAATACCCATTGGCATCTTTATAATACCACCAAGATTTATACAAATTTTCTCTCAATCTTCTGAGTGTGACTTTCTCATAAGTTGATCTTCTCCAAGCACGATCTCTCATAATACAAAACTATAAAATAAATATGAAAAAGTAAATTATTTATATATAATTTTATGAAAAAGAAGTTTAAAATTTTATCCTTAGATGGTGGAGGCTTGAGAGGATTAGCAGAATTAATTATTCTGAAGAGAATTGAAGATATAACTGGTAAAAGAATTTATGAACTATTTGATTTGATAGTTGGTACATCAACTGGTGGTATAATAGCATGTGGATTAACCGCGGCAAAAAATGGAAAACCAGTATTAACAGTTGATAAACTAATAGATCTTTACAACACCAATGGTAATAAAATATTCCCAAAACAAAACACTTGGTTAAAAAAGAAATATAGAGGAATAAGATCAATTTTTTTACCAAAATATAAAAAGAATGGTTTAGAAGATCAATTATCTGAATACTTTGGTGATATAAGACTATCAGAAGTTCTTAAACCAATAATTGTCACATCATATGATATAATACATAATGAAATTGTTATGTTTAAAAGTAGAAGAACTAATGAGTATGGATTTGATCTACCACTAAAAGATGTTTGTAGAGCAACAAGTGCGGCTCCTGTATATTTATCACCATTCGAATATAACTATAACGATGTTGATAGAATTTTAGTTGATGGTGGTATTTATATTAACAATCCAGCCATGGCAGCTGTTGCGGATACACTTAGATATAAATATGGAAACCCAGATATAACTGTTGAGGATATTCAATTACTTTCATTAGGAACCGGATTCCATTCCGAAAAGTTAGGGTATAGAAGAAAATGGTGGCACCGACCAATTAAAAAGTGGGGAGCTTTAAATTGGGCTGTTCCTATTTCAACGGTTATGCTACAAGCATCATCAAAATGTGTTGATTATGAATGCCAACAATTACCACTAGATAAGTTTCTTAGACTTCAATTTATTATAGATGAACAAGATAGAAGTGAAATGGACGATTCAAGAGAAGAAACATTAAGATATATAATTGATTGTGTTAATGATCAAATTTTAAATAAACAACTTGATAAAATAAAAGATTTCTTTAAATAAAAAAACCCTCTTAATTGAGGGTTTTTTTATTATTCAAATTTTAAATTCCATTTGTGATAAACATCTTCCATATTAGCAACTCCATGTTCGTTTACGATTTTACCATGTCCATTATCAATGAATAACCATTTACATAAAACACTTGGTGCGTAATTACTATCTTGATCAACTAATGTATAGTGATTAAAAGTAATTCCTCTATAAGCTCTTCCCCAATGAAATATATCATAAGAGTCATAAGCCCAATCTATTGTAGAATCATTACCCATTAAAGTCCAAATTCTTCTATCATTGATTATTTCAATATTTTCATTATTTCTTTTTGTTTTATACCAAAGATAATATGACGGCGTTTTAGGAAGATAATTTTTTGTATTTTGTTCCCAACCACTATAATACCCATTTAATATATCATCTACACAATCTTTAAAAGATGTTCCACTTTTAAGGTTTTTATTATCTTCCAACTCTAGCTTATTATTACCAGAAATACCCATCCATCGAGTTCCATTCCATTGTCTCGAATCTCTAAATTGTTGACCATCTGACCAAGGATAATCTTTATACTCTTGACCCCAACCCATAATTCTTTGTTTTGTAGAATCATCACCCTTCTCTGTATATTCATAAGGACCTTCAATATCTCCAGATAAGTAACTAGGGATATTAGGAAATTCTTGACTTGAATGCCATTTATCCCAAGTTGATCTGTTTCTAACTTTATAGAAACAAACTGTCCAACCTTTAACAAAATTGGATATTCCATCAGCAGGAAATCCTCTATGAGCTCTTATTTTCCATCTAACTGGTAGTAATATTGACGCTGATTCATATTTAGAATCTTTACTTAACTTTTCTCTCATCAAGATATAATCAGCCGATGCTGGTTTAGGGAAGTATTCTTCTGTGTCAGCAAAATCAGCTAATTTTACTTTACCTTTAAATTCAGGGTATTTATTACCATCGCACTCAAACTCAACCAACCAATTTGATCTCATATCATCAAGCCATCTACCGATTTGTAATTGAATACCAAAACAAACTTGTTCTAAAGCATCTCTTAAATCATTAGAAGCATCTAAGATTTTATTGTAAACATCAGTTGATTTATCTGTGGTTAAAGTTGATATTATACCACTTATAATTTTACAAGCAATAGTTGTTATTATAGCAGCCGCTGTTCCAGCTGGAAATATAACTCCAAGTCCTTCAATAATTTTAGAAACAAACATTCCGATAATTGAAACACTTGGATCATGAACTGTTTTAGCATTAACATTATCTTGAACAATAGTTATATCATAACGAGCGTCATCTCTAAAATCATCTATAAACTTTGAAATGGTTAATAAATTCTCTTGAACAATATTTAAAATATGATCTTTATATATCTTTTCATTCTTTGAATTTACTGTGTAGTCCCAGGTTGTAGGTGTGTAACTCATAATTAGATTTTTCTTTTATATATCAAAAAATCTACTTCAATAATTCAGATTAATCAAATATCTCATCTAATCTATAATCTCTTATATAAGATTTGATGTAATTATCCAAATCAATTAAATCTTTTTTAGATTCTTTTCTATCAAAATACACATCTTTTATTTTTGAGAATTTGAAAAAGTAATTAAGATCATTTTCACCAAAATCAACTATATTAAAAATGACAGACCTTATGATATTACCAAGTCTATCATATTGATTATATCGAATAATCAAATATCCATTAGATAGTTCTATCAAACTATTTGATTTTAAAGATGACTTTTCGATAGTTATCATGTGATTATCACCAACTGTATCATAAATTGCTCTAATTGGTGATTTTATGTAAAGTATTTCATATCCGAAATCTCCATATAATAAAACTTCCATCATTTTAATAACTCAGTCTTTCTTAAATCCGAATTCTTACCAAACCAAACATCTAATGAAGTTTCAGAGACATCATCTTTAGTTATAAGTGTTAACTTTGGATTATTAATGATGTCACCATACTCATCATCAACCAAAGCTGCTAAACCTTTTTTATAACTAACATCCCAACCTTTTAAGTCTGTTTTAGATTCCCAATCATTGTACTCACTTTGAGTATAGAAAAGAGCTTTCTTTTTCTTTTTATCTTTAGGTGTTGCTACTACTATCGGAGTTTCAACCTTATAAATCATTCTTCTTTCGAACATATCAGGCCAATACTTGTAGAAAAAGTTTATCAATAATCCAGATATCGAATTACCATCAACATCAGCATCAGTGTAAATCAATACTCTACCATATCTTAATGTTTTAAGTTCTATATTCTGACCTAATTTCAAACCAATTGCCGCCATTAAGTTAACAGCCTCTGTATTCTGAACTAATTTTTGATTAGATATTTCAGAAACATTTATAAACTTACCTCTTAATGAGAAAGCACCCATTGTTTCAGGAGTTCTATACTTTCTAAAAGCACCAGAAGCAGAGTCTCCCTCGAAAAGAGCCAATGAACATTTCCATCTATCTTTACCTTTAGCATCAATTAGTTTATCCACTTTAATCTTAGATAGTTTTTTATTTAACTCTCTTTGTAATTTATTATCATCAGCATTCTTTTTTTGTTGAATCCAATCTAAAATAGAGTTTACAATTTCGGATTTAAGTATTTGTTGTATAAACTTAGTTGATACTTCAAATGTAGAACCAAATTCTTTAACCTCAGTAATTAATTTCTCTTTTGTTTGTGATGAGAAACTAGGATTGATAACGGTTGAGTTTAAGAAAAGTGTCATATGATTTTTCAACTCAGATGGTTTAATATCAACTTTGTGTTTTTTCAAGAAGAATTCTCTCATCTGTGAGATTATCTGACCCATTATGTAGTCAACGTGTGTACCACCATCATAAGTCTCCGTAGAGTTAGCAAAACTAACTTGTTGAAATCCGTTTTCTGAAAGTGCAACTGCGATAGACCATGTTTTATCTTTATTACTTTCATAGAAGTATTCACTCGTATATAACTTAATATAATCTTCAAATGTATTAAAATTTAGCAATAAGTCATTAAAATATATTTTTAAATGTGTGTTACAGGCAGCTAAATCATAAACTCTTTTCTCAATCATTTTAAAATGATCGTCATCAATACCATTTAAACCAAATCTTTCATAATCTGGTTTATAAGTTATTTCAGTATGATTTGCTTTTGATTTCTTAATAATAGGATTAGATCTCTCACTCATATTTTTAGAGAAAACTTGAGTAAAATGGTTTTTACCATCACAAGTTGATATTCTAAATTCTTCTGAAAATATATTCACACAAGAACTCCCAACACCATTAGTACCTGCCCAAGTTCTATTCTCATCATCTGAAAAATTAGAACCTGCTCGCATATTAGAGAATACCATCTCTGGAATCCACTCATCATCTTTATTTTTTACAACAGATATTCCCCCGTTATCCCAAACGGTTACAATATCATTATCTATATTTATTTTAATAACATTTAATCTACTACCATCTCTACGACTCTCATCTATGGAATTGGTGATTATTTCATCAAATAACTTTATAAAAGCCGGGACATTATTAATTTCTTTCTTTAATATTTTACCATCTTCAAAAACCCATTTATTTGAAATATTTGGTTTCATCGAACCCAAATACATAGATGGTCTAAGTAGTACGTGTTCTCTATCTGTTAATTTTTTATATTTATCAGCTGACATTTCTCTATTATTTTTTTATCTCTTTTTCTATATTTTTTTTATATGATATTGTAAATAACTTAATATTATTTTTTCTACAAAAGTTTTTTTTAATTTTATCTCTTTTAACTACTAATTCAAAAGATTCTTTTCCACCAAAATAATCAAATGGTTCATAATGCTGTGCGCCATTATACTCTATACAAATATCATAATCTGGTAAGTAAAAATCAAAAATTAAATTTGATAAATATTTACAATCTTTGAATTTTTTTTTGATGTATATAATTTACATTTAAATTATTCAAAAGTTTTATAATTTCTCTTTCTCCCTTTGAAGACTTGCAAATCATACAACCTTATTGATTCATTATATCCCTTTAAATATTTCATAATTATTCTATTTTTAATGGTATTTCTGGATCAACATCAAAATTATCATTCAGATAAGTCTTCAATTGATTTTCAATATAGTGATCTGGCACCGGCTTATCATCCGGTTCAGAATCCATTTTTATAATTAATTTATTTGTAAAATCTTGTATAACTTCTGGTTTAACAGCATCTATTAATCTATCAGTAACAACAAAAGCTCTCGAAAAACGATCTTTTACATTTACATCACCTTCCGGAACTTTCATATAGTAATTAACCATCGTCTTTAAGAAATCAACATATTTAGATTCCGAATCAATATGTTTAAAAAGTGGTTTCAAAAACTTATTAAATGTTCTGGATGTTCCTAAAACCAAACCAACAATTGCTAAAATTGGATAAAAAGGTGCTATGATTGTAGGAATAGCTCTTGGAAGTGCTTGATAAAAAGCTGTTTTAGTATCCATTAAGATTTTAGCGTCTTTAGCATCTTTGAAAATAGCTCTTAACATACCAAAAGTGAATTCTTCACCATGTTCCATTAAGTATCTACTTAACTGACCTCTTTTGGAAAGAACAATTTGTCTTTGTATCTCATCACCTAATAATAACTTTTCTAAACCAAATGGTTCACCAGTTTTTTTAAACTTTTCAAACTCTTTATAAAGTTTCTTGTCATCGATTAAATATTCTGAATAACCTAAACTTTTTAATTTATGAATTAATTGTAATTTATTTAAATTCTTGAAAGTACTAATGATTTCTTGTAATCTAACTTTATTCTCATCAGTATTATATAATTTATTTAACTCAGCTCTCAAGTATTCATCTTTCTTAAAGAAGATACCTTCATTAACAAACTCGTTATAATTTTTAACTCTTTTCATAACTCTATATATAAAAAAATAGAAAACAAAAAAAAGATTTTGTATATATAACTCTATGATTGAAAAAAGTATTACAGAATTTTTATCAAACGAATATAAAGAATTCGCTATGTACTCTATTGAGGGTAGAGCAATTCCTTCTGTTGTAGATGGTTTTAAACCAACACACAGGAAGATTATACACGTTTGTAATCAAATATGGAAAACAGGATCAGAGAAGCCATTAAAAGTATTCCAATTAGCCGGTAAAGTTGCTTCTGACGCTTTCTACCATCACGGTAACCAATCGTTAGAAAACGCAATTACTACAATGGCCCAAAAATTCAAAAACAATGCTCCTCTATTAGATGAGATTGGTCAATTTGGTTCATTGAGATCTCCACAAGCTGGAGCTCCCAGATATATTGGTACTAAATTAAATGGTAACTTTAAATTACTTTATAAAGATTTTGAACTACTTGAATATAAAGAAGAAGAAGGTGAAATAATTGAACCTAAGTTTTTTCTCCCAATTATACCAACTATTTTAATAAATGGTTCTTCTGGTATTGCCGTTGGATTCTCATCGAATCTATTAAACAGAGATGTTAAATCTGTCACAGATGCTTGTATTAGTTTATTAAATGGTAAATCTATAAAAGAAATAAAACCATCACTTAATGAGTTTACAGGTGAGTTTATACAAGATCCAGAGAACAATAGAAGATGGATTATAAAAGGAAAATTTCAAAGAGTTAACACATCAACTGTTAGAATTACTGAATTACCACCGTCAATGACTTATGAGAAATATGAAGAAATATTAGATAAGTTATGTGATAATAAAGATATAGTTTCTTATGATGATAATTGTAAAGATAACATTGATTATACAATAAAGTTTACAAGAGCTGATTTAGAAAAATATGACGATGAAAAATTAGTTAAACTCTTAAAATTAGAAGAATCATCAACTGAAATATTTTCAACATTAGATGAATGGGGTAAATTAAAGATATTTGAAAATTCATCTGATATAATTGAATACTTTGTTAATTTCAGACTTTCATACTATCATAAAAGAAAGAAATTCATGTTGGATAAAATGCAACACGAATTGAAAGTTTTAAGTAATAGAGGTAGATTTATTAAAGCTATCTTAGATGAAAAGTTAAAAGTAAATAATGTTTCTAAACCAGATATCATAAAAGGTATTGAAGAAATGGGGTTGGATAAGATAGATGATTCTTATGACTACTTATTAAGAATGCCAATCTACTCTTTAACTAAAGAATTATTTGAGAAATTGAAAGAAGATTTTACAAATAAAAAGTTAGATATTAAAAAGTTAGAAGAAACCGATCCTAAAGATATGTATCTTGATGACTTAAATGAATTAAAAAAGAAATTTAAGTAATGGGACTAATTGGCGAAAATGGAGCTGGTGGTTTTTTAGTAGAAGGAATGAGAATTGTATCTTATTCCGATACATGGGAACATCATACAATAGTTAGAAAGTGTAATATAATTTTCGAATTAGATAACAACTACTACTATATAATTGAAACTATGGATAAACTAGTTGAAATATGTAGTATGCCGAATACTCTACAAAAAGAATGGTTTAAATATAACAAAAAAGTTTTAACTGAGAGATTTGCTAAATCTGAGTTTGAAAAACAACAAGATATTAGTAGAATAACTAAATCAGAAAAGATACAAGAAAGTGTATCTGAATTAAAAGCCATATTAAGAAATTTTAATATAGATAAAATAATATAATATGATAATCATATCTTTGAACATATTATCAAGAACTGTCGGTATTAGAGAGGTTCTAAACGTACATCCAATGACTTGGTATATGAAAGACTTTTCCGATTTTAAAAAGTTTATAAGTAGTGAAGTAAATACTTTATCAATTTTAAATTGGGGTGTTCAATATGGAGCTAACAAAGCTAGATTAGGCTTAGCCTTAAATATTATAAGACCTGATAACGAAGAAGATTTTTGGGAAAATGAATTCGTAGTTAATATATCTAATATAAAATCATTTAAAAAATTTCTTAGTGTTGAAGATTCTGAAATAGAAAATCTATTAAAATCTGCTGAAAGAGACGAAAAACTTAATAATTTAGGAATTTCCTAATAAGTTATCCAATTTATTATCACGTATTAAAGACTTTATATCTCTTAAAATATTATTTGATTCCGTTTCAACTACTTTTATTGGTTTTATTTCAATTTCAATTGTTGTTATAAGTCTTCTTTCAATACTACCAATATTTTCAAATTCTTTTATCTCACTAAAGTTTAAAAGTTCATACATTATTATTCTAACTTCTGTCGAAGAAGATGGTTCTAAATGAAAAGAAGAATAACTACTTTTATTCTTAATTACTTCAACTATTATATCACTTTTCTCGATAAAACTACTAATATCTTCATCGGTTGTATATCTAAGAGCACCTACTATCTGCGTTTCAACTCTACCATATTTAATGCTATCTGAATCACTTTTTAAAATCTCTAAATCATACACACTCCCCAAACTATTACTTTTTATCAAATCATTTATATCGTTTGATTTAACAAAATATAGAGTACAATTTTTTCTATCTTTATTTAAATACATGATAATTATATTAAAAAAGTAATTTAGGTTTACTATACTATTATTTTTGAAGGTGCTGTTATTTTCATTGCGATATTAGGATTTCTTTGTCTAACAGACCAGCTGTAATATTTATTTATTGCATTGAATAATTTATCAACTGATTTATATTCTTTATCATCTGTTCTACCTTCATCTCTACCATATGATAAATAAAAAGTTGCTACACAATCATATGTTCTTAATTTAGAAGAACATATTTCTAATAATCTTTTAACTTCTTCATTACTAATTTCATTTAGATTATAAGTAAGTCTAACCGCTATCATATTATCTTTAATATGATCCATTGACCCATAATATTCAATACTTCTTCCATTTTTAATACCAAATATCTCATCATAACTTTTAAATATACCATCAACATTTCCATCTAAAGAGTTTTTAATTCTTGGTTCATCTTCTGTTATATCATAAAGACATTCTTTTATATCCTCTAAATACACCGGTTCTAAATTTTTTTTCTTTTTTAAGAAGTCAAAGAAACCTTCATATGTTTTTATATTTTTCATATTTATACTATTATTTTTGAAGGTGATGTTATTTTCATAGTTAAGTTTATTGATCCTCGAATGAAAAATGTAGTACCGGATGAATCACGACGAGCTGATCCTAAAATTTCTCTCCTATTTTGTAAAAAATAAAATAACTTATCAATTGATTTAAACTCATCCGGAATACAACTAGCACCATTCACTAAGTGTGTATTACCAATACAAACATAATAAGAAACTTCACAATTATATGTTTTTAATTTGGATTCACAAATTTCCAATAATCTCTTAAAATCATCATCTAATACACCAACTTTATCTACTCCCGAATATCTATCATCTTCTTCTTCTCTCTTATATCTAATTCTAACAGCCATCATATTATCTTTAACATATTCAGGTAATCCTTCTATATCATTACCCAATTGTTCATAATCAGAATCTAAACTTAGATTACTCTTAATTTTAAAAACATCACGATAAGTGTTGAAGACTCCATCAATTGTACCATCTAAGGAATTATCAAATCTAGTATCTTCTGTTATATCATAAAGACATTCTTTTATATCATCTAAATAAACAGGTTCGTTACTTACTTCTTTATTTTTCTTTTTAAAAAAGTCAAAGAAACCTTCATATGTTTTAATATTTTTCATTACAAATCTATTTTTATTTTACATTCAAAACGAACACTCTCTTTAGAAAATGAAACTTGAGACCCAATTCTATGAGTTATTTTACCTACATGAAATTTATCTGATGGTATATAGTCTAAATGTTCCATTAGAAGAGTTTTGTAGTTATCAATATCAGACTCCACTTTTTTCATAAGATTTTCATGACTGCTATCAGTAAAAGCACCAACTCCAGTTACATATTGTTCAGTCCAAAGTTCTATTTTAATAGTTATTACATCTTCCCAATTCGTATGAAGAGAAAACTCATAAACACCTAATTCATATCCTTTATCTTCTAATATGTATGATATACTCTTTATATCATCAATAATGTCTTTAGAACCAAAGTCCTCAAATAATGTTCTACCAAAACTCTCATTAAACTTCTTTAAGTATTTCATATTATTATATTTTTTTTCTATCGTATATATTAAATTCGTATATTTGTAAAATAAAACTTATAGTCATGAGAGAAAGAGAAAAAAGAAGATCTTTGAGAGATTACGCACCACAAGGTACAAAACCGTGTGAATCTAAATGTGAGAGAGAACCAGTTATGACTCCAGCTGGACCAGTTGTTGTTTGTCATGGTTGTATGAGAATAGTTATTGATAATAGAGAAAGAGGTTTATGATTTTACTTACATTAGCCTTTCTATACTCAATTCTTTGTGTTAGATTAAGTTTTGAAGGTGAAAAGAGAAAGATAGGCTATAATATAACATACTTTATCAGTTTGTTATTAACACCTGTTATCGCATCACTATTTGTCTTTACTTCTAAAAAAGTAGATAATTTCGATAAAAGTATAAGATCAATAACTCCAATAGTAATTGGTTTAGTTGCTATGAACTTTTTTATATTTAATTGTGAGTTATTACTACCATCACAAATAATTCAACCACTTCTAATGAGTTTAGGTTCGTTTTCATTTGATAAACTAATAACACATCAATTTATACATGCCAGTACCGAACATTTAAGAAATAATATGTGTGTATTACTTTTAGTTGGCCCACCAATTGAAAGAAGAATGAAATCTTTACAATTCATTATCTTTTATTTAATATGTGGTTCGATTGGTGGTTTTTTACAAATATATCTTGATGGTTTACTAACAGCCACTGTAGCAGGAGCTTCTTCTTCTATTTATGGACTAATGGGTATTTTTGTTGGAATGAAAATAACCAATAAAATTGGTAAAATAAACTTTCCGACTTTTTTAATACCACTTTATTTTATTGTAGATGAATTTATAATTTCATTAGGACACCAAAAAGATGGAATTGGACATATAGCCCACGTTGCGGGTGCTTTAACTGGGATAATAATTGGATATTTATATGAGCGATTTACAAAAACTAAATGATGTTAAAACTTATTTAAGAGATCTTAAATTTAAGTTAATATTAGAGAACAACAATAATATAACATTAAGTGATTTACCATTTAGTCACTTCAATAATTTCTTTGAAAAATTATTTTATCCAAAGAGAGCAAAATATTTAAATACTTTATTGAAACTGGACTCTATTTTAACTGGTTCAAGTGCTTTGAGGGCTTATAGATATAAAGGGCAAAATATATTTAGTCGAGTTCCGGATGATCTTGATTTTATTATAGGTAGAGATAACTTTATTTCGTTTTGTGGTGTTTTTAATTTAAATAAAGTTGTATATGAAAAAAACTTTTTATCAATAAATGTAAATACTGGTAATTATAGAGGTTATGATTCATATGGCGTTTATAAAGGTTATAGTTTTAGTTGTGATTATGACTTGATTGGAACTGATGAAAAGATAAATTATACAATACATAATGGTTGTAAAGTTCATAACTTCTTAGATATCATACATCATAAGTTAGAATTAGCCGAGAAGTATGATGAAAACCAAAGACCTGTTGAAAAGGACATTTATAGAAAACACATAAATGATTTGTGGAATATAATAACAAGAATAAGTGCTATAGATAGTGGAGTTGATAGTAAATAAAGTTAGTTATAAGACTTATCATATTAAATATAAAGTTCCTATATTTTATAAGGATATATTTATTGATGATGTAGAAATTTTAATTCGATTGACTAAAAAATTTGATCCGGATTGTGATTTTCGCTGGAGTCAATCTGATAGATTTGATTATAGTCAAATTTCAAGTAGATTTGGTATAAAAATGAAAAGAATATTTTATAAAATATATTCAAAAGAAATTGAGATTGAGGGAGATAAAATAAACTTAACATTAAAATCAACTATAAAATTTGAAGATGATGAATGGTATGGTAGATATATTTCCAAAAGGAGAGATAAATTGATAAGAGATTTACTAATTTAGTTTATCTCTTATCTAAAGGTGTATTACCCCAAACATCATCATCTAATAAATCAGCTGCTGGATTCATATTACCTCTGATTTTTTTAATTCTTTTATTTTCTTTGTTTTGTTTAAAACACCATTCAGATAGCTCATGCATTTCTTCTAAAAGATCAACATCAGCTCTAACCGATTCGTCAGCATTCTCAATATAAAGTTGATAAAATACATTGTTGTTTTTCTTAACCGCACCATCATCGTTAATAAATTGTTTTTGAATTTCTTCACTCCAACCTCGTCTATATTTTCTATCAGCCTCAGCTTTAACAATTCTTATAGGACTATCATCAAATTGGAATCTATATCTTGTAAAATATTGTTCACCTGGTTCAGTACCGTTAAGATTAATTGTTATATCATAAGGAGCAACTCCACCTTTTTCTAAATAACTTTTTAGGCGTTCTAATCTTTTGATATAATCCATTACGATTTTATCATCCTCAGATCTTTTCTTTTTGAAAAAGTCAAAAAAACCTTCGTATGTTTTAATTGTTTTCATCATTGTTAATATTTTTATCTAACATAAAAGCATCGGAACCAAATACCCAATCAACACCATCTATGGTTTGAACTATCAAATTTGGTCGAATTAAATGAGAAGACTCAATTTGTATAAAAGTTACTGGATCATCTAAGTTTATTTTATCACTTAAAGAAGGATCTTTTTTCAGAAGATAATTCTTATAATGTTCCATAAATACTAATTTATCACCTTTTTTAACTTTATAAATTTTATTATCTCCTAATAAAATTTCATTATAATCGGATTTTTCATTTTTGAAAAAATCAAAAAAACCTTCAAATGTTTTAATTGTTTTCATATTTGTATATATTAAAATAATTTTTTAACTTTATGAAAAATTAATAGGCATATGAGAAAAGAGCAAATTGAAAGTATGATTGATAGAAAAATTGAAACAGCTTTTTCTACTGGATCAACTATATTCAGTGTTGTTAAAGAATTAAGAGAAAGAAGTAAAAATATTGCTAAAGTTCTTGATAAAGATGGTATTTCATACGAAGAAGCTAGTCAGTTAGACTGGGATAAAATTGAAAAAGCCAGAGTTAAATATGCCGTTTACTATGTAAAATATGCGAAAAAACGCATATCTGATATGAAATGGATAAGTGAGAAGAAAGGTGTTATAAGTATAAATTATTATACTGTTTGGAGACACCTAAAACTACGTGAATTATTATTGAATTCAACACCTTGTGAACCGGAAATTTCAAAATACTTTGATAGACAAAGAAAGACTGCTATAACATTATCAGAAGCATCTATCGAGATATCAACTGATAAGAATTGGTCTTCTGGTCAACCAAAAAAACCAGGACAATTAGCATTAAAAGCATTTCTAACAATTGAAGATGGTATAACTAATAAACTAATAAATCTTCCAGAAGAAGAATTAGATATGTATGAGATAGATTTAGATGTTTATGAAAAGAAAAATATAAAAGAAGATACAATAATACCTTTTATTAAATTAAGAGATTATTTATGTTAATTATATCATGATGTTACATGACTTATAAAATCCTTGAATTTTCTAATACCTTCTTTTAATGTTTGCACAAAGTTGAAATCTTTCATAAAGGTTTTATAAGCATCCTTATAACCTTTTTTAGATTCATCTTTAGCATCATTTAAGTATTGCCAATTAAAACTTAATACATCAGGGGTTTTGAAACCAAAAAATTTCAAGACCTCTTTTTCTAGTTTTACAGATTCTTTACCATTCCAGTTTTGACCAACCGCAATAACACCAGCTTCTTTATCTTTTAAAATATTTGTTTCACCTAACGTAGTCCATCTATTTTCTAACCAAGTTAGTCTTTCTATCAACTGTGTATAGATAGCGTTCATTTTACCCCATCTAATAGAACCAAAGAAAATGATTATATCAGCATCATGAATAGCGTTTGCCACTTTCCACATTTCATCTGTTGGGTTATTGATAGAGGCCCAACATCTAATAAATTTATTAGGATCTTTTTTACTGTCTTTTAAAAGAGCTTCTTTAATACCACAAGTATTACCAGAGTGTGTTGATACATTTCCTTCACAAGGAAATATTTTTAATTTAGAAACGTTTATAATTTCAACAGATTTTAATTGAGATGCTAATTCATTAGCAATTATTGTTGATTTAGGTAATTCATTTTGTCCTGACCAACGATTAGAAGTTGTTAGGAATAAAATCTTTTTATCTGATTTTTTCAAATAGCTATAAAGGTTTTTTAACTCTTTCATAAACTATATATAAAAAAATCCATCTTAAAAAGATGGATTTTTAAATTAAAGTATTGCTGATGGTGGAAGATTTATTCTTTGAAGTTTAACATTTAAACTCTCCCATTCTTTTATTTCTTGATCTAGTTTAAATACTTCTTCCTTATATAAGTCAAACTCTTTTTTTAGATTATCAAAATCGTTTATCTCATTTATTTTATCTGAGATTTCTTCTTCTCTTTTTTCTATTTCAGATTCTCTTTTAGATAATTCTTTTAATTTTAACTCTAATTCTTTTTCTTTATTAGAAAGATCTTTTAAATCACTATCCATTTTTGCTTGTAATTCCGCATATTTGATGTCAATTTGTTCAGATGATTTCAAAGCGTTTAAATCTAAGTTTCTTTCTCTTTCATTTAGATCTTGTAGCTTATCATCTAAATCAATTTTTTTATCAATTAACTCTCTATTTCTTTCTCTTAATTCATCTTCTCTTTTTTCGAATTGAGCTAACTCAGATTTAAAATCATTTTCTTTTTTCTCAAGTCTTTTTAACCTAGCTTCCAAATCATCTTCTTTATCTTTGATAATTCTTTCTCTAGTTCCTAAAGAAACTTTCTCTCTCTGAATGTTTTGTTCTTGTGAGAATAGTTCGGTTTCTTTTTCTTCTAATTCTCTTATCTTAGATTCATCAATCTTAACACCAGTTTGTTGACTAACCGAAGATAAAACCATCTCTTCTATAAAAGGAATTAACTTTTTTCCTAACTGAGCTGGTTGTGGAAGTTTATTAACTTTCATAAAAGCCATCAATTCAAACTTCCAATCAATTAAAGAGAATATTTCAGGATTAGCTTCAACAATATCTTTATCTATATAAATAAAATCTCCTTTTATATTGTAGTTATAATTTTCTAAGACCGTACCAGCTTTTAGAACAAATATCTTTTTATCAACACTCATATATTGATAATCAGTTAGTAGTTTATGTTTAATTTTCATAATTTATTTTATCTTTTTTAATATCTCTATTTACTTTACTACAAAGAGGTTGTAAGTTTGTATAATTATATAGTTTTTTCAATTCATCACTATCATTTGATGATGATATTGGTATTATGTGATCTATATCCCATCCATAATTTAATTTACCGTTATATTTACCATAGTTTTCCCAATTCATCCAATCTTCAAATTTAGACTCTATATGTATTTTTAAATCATCGATCGAACATCCTATTATTTCTATCATTTTTGAGTCTTTTTTAGTGTTGAAACTTTTAATATTTTTTTTAAAACTTACTTTCAGGTTATGTTTTATTCTAAAAAGAAAATCTTCTTTTAATCTCTGATAATATCTCTCATTTCTTTTTTTGAATAAACATTTCTTACAAATATTTCCTCTATAAAAATCATCTATACTTTTATTTATCTCACAAATCTTACATGTCTTATTTGTTAAAATAACTTTTTTACTTCTTATACTACATTTCCTGCATCTAATATTAGGAATTTCTGTTGAATAAATAACAGTCTCATATTCAATATTACAGTCTATACAATTACTCTTTATAATTTTTCTATTTTTTTCTTTCCATTTTTTATTATTTTCAATATCACACTTTCTACATGTTCTTTTCCATTTAACAAAAGAAGATAGATCTTTCTCAATATTACATACTTTACAAATCTTTTTATCTAACTTATTCATATTTTATATATAAAATAAATCTACACCTATTTAAAAAAATCTGGTTATTTTTTAAACATTTATTATATAAAATCATAAAAAACCTATGAAAAAAGGTGATATTTTGATATGTAAAGAAGATTTTGATCTTTTTGAAAAAGATATTGAGTATCAAGTTTTAGTAGTTGATAATGAACAATTACATATTATGGTAACTCTAAGTCTTGGTGATAAGATAAAATCTATTCCATTTGAAATAGTTAATAAAAAATTTAAAAGGAAATGAGAAGATATGATAGATACTCAATCTATTTAGGATTTGTTAGTATTTTTAAAATATTTGTTATGCCATTTATTATACCACAATGGTTAGCAAATAATAAAACATTTGTTTGGATAAACATTATCATATTTCTATCATTCTTATACATATCAAATAAATCTTTTGAACGTCTTAATAATCGTAGTAAAGAAGATTTAAGAGACGATAAAATAAGAGATATTTTAAAGTGAAGGTTTTTTGTAAACGAACTAAATTTAATAGAGGTGATGAAGAACAAAAATGGGGATATGTTAGATGGAAAAAAGATGTTTGGTACAACTATCGAGAACCAAATAACTATGAAAGTAAACATATCTATTGTTATATCTTAACTGAAGATAGAGATTGGGCTTTATCAAAATCAGACTTTGATAAATACTTTTATACAAAAGAGGATCTTAGGGATTTAAGAATAAATAATATATTAAGATGAAATTAGAAAAAATTCCACTAGACAAAGATAATAGAATGTTAAGAATTGGATTTGGTAAAAATAAAGGTCAATTCTTTTTCAGAATCGATCTTTGGTTTACTGGATTTAGAATTAAAAAATAAAATAAATAATTATGAACAACTAGATTACAAATGTAGAAAAATTAGATTGGAAAACTAAGAAGTTTACCAATAGACAATTAGCAGAAATACTAATTGAAGCCTTTAAAACCATATTCGTTGATTTTAAGGCAAATGAATATCGATTTTATAATCGAACATTAGTGAAAACCGGTGAAATGGAAGTCACTTATAAATACCCAAGATATAGTTACGACTATTGCAACAAAACCAAAAGACATAAAACAACTATAATTAAACCGGGTGAAACATATTTAAGAGATAAATATGACTGGGTTAAATCTTATACATATTCGGCTGATAAAGTCGATAACTCAAAAGCATTTCATTACGAAAAAACGTATTCAATTGAAATTAGTTCAAAACTAAACTTCTCAGTTGGTTGGGGTTCAAGTTCGCATATTCAATACACATTCAGAATGAGTAGATGGCAATTATCATCCAGTTATTACAGATCTGAAATGATTGATAATTTAGAAATGTTCCTTGATAAACTTCCTAAACAAACAAGAAAGAGATTATTTAAGATTGCTTATATCTCTCAAAGATTGAGAGGACTTGAGAGTCATAATGATAGAATATTCAAATTATTATCAAGACAATTTAATTTAACATTAGTTGGAACCGGAACCTCAAATTTTAAATTTGATGGGTTTGAGAAAACAATTTCAACAGTTGAGAATAGAAATAGAAAAATTAATAACCTTTTAAGAAAAAGAAAATGCAGTTAACTGACGTAGATATAATGAAGTGGAATGGTGGTAGACTTCCACATAATATAATGGTGTTTGCTAAATATACTAATACCACTGATATTAATATAGAATTTAGTATTAACGAACTAAGTTACAATTCTCCGACAGGAATGTCAAATTTTAAATGTCCTGATCCAATAATTGATTTTAGATTTACATTTTCTATTGCTAAAGATAGATCTGATTTCTTTTTTGAAATTTTAGACAAACTAAAAGTAAGATCTTTTGATAATAAAAAGATGAATAAAAATGGCACTTATGATAAAGTAAAAATTAGCGAAAAAGATATTTCTAATATTGAGCAAACAGAACACAGAGTTTTAAATACTGATTATATTAGATATACTTATAACTTTAGTGCATATGCTTCTTCTATAATTGCTTGGATTTATTTATTAGAAGCTACTATCGAATTCTTTTCCAAAATATGGGGATATGATAAAGATGGAGTGGAACACAATCTACTTAAATATTCAATTGGATCAATAGTTTCTAAACCAAATGATAAATCCGTTGATTATCTTGTACTTGATTTACACTATGATTTAAGAGGTGGTGCTTATATCATAAATTATGTTATTGCTGAGATGATATCAACTGGTAGTATTATTAAATATGGCGATATTGAAAGAGAAATTGAAGATAATCTTTGTTGGTCAAGAAATGGTAGAATAGATGATATTTTAAATTAATTATTTTTTTATTCCTAACCACTTCCTTATTGTATTATCAGATACACCATATTTCTTACCAGTTTTTAAAAAACCATATTCCTCTACACATTTGGATAGTTCCTCAATGCTCGGTCTATTTTTAACTTTTCTGTTATTAAAGTTTGTCTCCTTCATCTTATTCAAGATACATTTCCTACATTTTGTCTTCTTCTTATCTATTTTTTCACCACATAAACAAAACTTTTCCTCCATTTTGATATTTTTACCACAAAATGTTGATGTTTGGCTATGACAATTTGGACACAATAACTCTAAATTTTCAATTCTATTATCATTGTTGATTCCATTTTTGTGCTCGAGTTGAAGTGTGATTGATTTACCCAGCCACTCAGAAATAGAGCACTTAGCACATTCGTATTCTAATATTCCATACTTTATAAGTTTTTTTTTCATTGAACTTCTACTTCTAAAACTAGAGTTCTCTACAAATATTTCAGATAGTTCATATTTTTTATAATCCTTTAAATTACTTGGTAGTGGTTTAAAATTCGGATTATCTATATTATATTTTTTTAAAACTTCATAAAATATATTATATAAATAAGTACCTGTGTTTTTATATCCAATTTTTAATAATAAATCCTTTATACTTTTAGAATTATCAATTAAAATAATCAATTCATCTTTTGTTAGTTTTTCTATTTTAGTCATTTGAACACCATTTTTATTGTATATATTAAAAAAATGTAGTTCAAAACTATAACTTTTTAATTACTTTTTATATATTTGTATAAATTATACGCGAATATAACTCAGTGGTAGAGTAGGAGCCTCTAAAACTCTAAGTCATGGGTTCGAATCCCATTATTCGCACTTATGAAAGAATTATCAAAATCAAAACTAACTGACTTTCTACAAAATGAAAGAGATAATTGTTATTGGTTCTGGTTTAAAGGTAAAATAAATAGAAAGAACTTATCGGGCACTCTAGAGTGGAATGGTCAAAGACTTAAAAATGGATTTTATAATTGTTTTGATATTATGAGTGGTAAATGGAACGGTCAAAGTAAAGCCGAATTTGAAAAAAACTATAAACGAGTAAAAGACATAGTTGATAAATCAAATGGTGATTGTGATAAGATGGTATCTTTATCGAGAACACAAGCAGGTCGAATTCATGATGAGTGGAAAGCTCTAAATAGAGCAATGGTTGCTAAAGAAAAAGGACATGAAGAAATATTTGAAGTCTTTTTCCATAGAGCATATGAATTAGGTTCTGTTACAAAACAAGCATATAGAGAATATAGATTGGAAAAATTGGGAATATGAGTAGAACAATTGTAACAAATTCCGGTAGTAGTTTCTTAACAAGTATAAGTTCGGAAAGATTGATAGGTGCCATCTGTAAAGAAGTTGGTGGTAAATACTTTGAAGATTTCGATGGTCCAGTTATGGCTTATGAAATGACTAGTGATGAAGTTAAAGAAGTTTGTGTTGAGATTAAAAACTTTTTAACAAGAGAAAGATATTTTAGATTCTTCGAAAAACATAAACATCTTTTCTCAAAAGACGCAACTATTTACACATTCGTTAGTTTTGTTGAGAACTTGGTAAATGATTTAAGAGATTCTGAAGGTTACGATTGTATATGAAATCTGAAGTAATTAAAGCAAAATTCCTTTGTAAGAATGCAATGAGCATTTCTGATAATCAGATCTATGAGAAAGGTAAGATATATGATGGTTTTTATGAAACATACTCTTGGGAAGATGGTTATAAAACTAATGGTGGTTGGAAAACATACTGGGTCATTGATAATAAAAATATCAAACATAAAATGGATAGAATTACTTTTAGAGCGGTATTCTATGATGTTGATGAAACTAGAGATAAAAGAATAGATGAAATATTAAATCGAATATGAGTATTTTAGCACACCTTATTATATTTACATTGGTAACTCTAATATCATTTTTAGGTATTAAAAAAACCGACTATGAGGAATATTTTGTTTCTCTAATGCTAATAAACATTGTATATTTTATAATATACTTTTTATATTTTATATTCTAAACAATTAGAAACTAAAACATATAAATTAATATGATTAAAGAAGAAAAAAAACTAGTAGTATCTGACTTATTTGTAGATATTTACACAAACTTAAATGTATGTTCTCAAATTGAGAAGATGAACCAATTAGATAAAGAAGAACTTTATTTGTTACTTATTTTAGCACTTGACAAACACAGTGATGAAGATCCATCGGTTATTCTTAACTTAACTCCGTTTGAAGAAGTTGCTATGAATATATATGAGCAAATTTCACCTGAAGATGGTAAAGAAACAACTAATCCTTACATTCTTTCACTTATTGAGAAAACTGGATCAGATACAGTTGATACATCAGTTTTAGTTGATAGTAAAGGTAATGAGTTAAGAGAGCCTCTTAATAAGGCTGAAGTTAGAGACGCAAAAATTAATATGATTAAGTAATGTTTAGATATAAATTAAGTTGGAGATTTAAAAGATTAAGAGTTCGTTGGAGACAATGGAAAAGACGTTTCGATAATTCTATTACACCGGAACAGAACAAAACCATTACTCCTTTCCAGGAAAAGTCTATAAGACTTTGGAAACTTCTTTTAAAGGATAAAAATACTAAGTTGGCTTTTAATACATTTGGAATTAGACAAATAGAAAAAGATAATCTTCTTCTTGTTTTTCAACATAACCCAACTGGTGAATCAGTTATGACTATTATGGATATAAATGAAACAAGTCATAACTTATATGAGTTACATATACCAGTTAAAAACTCATTATATGTTTGTGATCTTTTTGATGATGAAATGGATAAAAGAATGTCTGATACAGAATCTAAGAAAAGATTTATAATTGAGAGTGATTTAGATAAACTCTTACAACAAGAAGAAAAAAATCTAAAAAGAAAATAGTATTTGAAAAATTATTATTATATTTGTAAAATAAATTAAAAGCGAATTATGACACTTAAAAACATTCACGAAAAACTGTTGAATGGTATTCAACAACTCTTGATTGATACCAAAGTTAACCTACCTTACTATGGTGAGTTCAACTTACATGTCAATTTCCATGAACAAGATACTATTGGTACTTGTGCTGTAAACGTGACTAGTAAAGGTATGAACTTTTACTATTCTCCGAAGTTTCTTGCTGATATGTCTCAAAAAGAAGTAAACTTTATTACTTTACACGAGGACTTCCACTTACTTTTTGATCACCCAAAACGTACCGTAACTGGTCAATATGATCATAAAATGTCTAATATCGTACAAGATATGATTATCAACCATGTTATTTGGGAAGATATTACACACGATTTCGTTGAAATTCCAAAGTCACCAGATGGTAAAAACATGGCACTTTTTGTTCCTAAAGAATACACAGGTAACCTTATCTTCGAGGAGTTATACGAGTGGATGAAAGAAGAGAAAGAGAAGTGGCAAAAAGAACAAAAGAAAAATTGTTGTAAAACTTGTAACGGATCTGGTAAAAAAGAAGGTCAAGGACAAAAACAAGATGGTCAAGGACAAGGTCAACCACAAAATCAAGGTGGTGGTCAAGGTCAAGATCAAAAAGATGGTCAAGGACAACAACCTGGTGAAGGTGAAGGTCAAGGACAAGGTCAAGACCAACAAGATCAAAATGGTCAAGGTGGTGGACAAGGTCAACAACAAGGTCAAAATCAACCACAAAATGGTGGTGGTCAAGGTGAAGATTGTCCAGATTGTAATGGTACTGGAAGTGATGGCGATACTGACTCAACTGGTAAGCCTTCTTATGGACCTTATGGTAAAAACCCACAAGGTAAAGATGGCAACTCATTAGATACTTGGTCTAAAGAGAAAATCTTCCAAGACTTAGAAGATGGTAACAATGGCGAATACTTAGATAAACACATCGGTGATGATGTTCCTGAGGAAATGAGAAATGCTATGGTTAAAGATGTTATGGAAAGATTAGCCGCTCGAGGTTTATCAGCAGGTAACGTTGAACAAACTCTTAATAAATTAAGAAAGAAAAGAAAAGACTATCTTAGAGAAATTAAGAGAGCAGTTTCTAATATGATTTTTGGTACTGTTAAAGAAAGAACTATTGTTAAACCAAACCGTAAGAGTATCTCTGGTTTGAAAGGTAACAAGAAAGTTAAAACTAAAATCAATGTTGGATTAGATACATCTGGTTCAATGGGTGGTCAAGGTACTTTCGAGAGAGTTCTATCATATGTTTACCGAAATGACATTGAGATCAACTTTATGGAGTCTGATACACAAGTAAATTGGGTAGAAAGAATTAAAAGTAAGAAACAATTAGAAAGTATTCCAATTAAAGGTTTAGGTGGTACTTGTTTACAACCGATGATTGATCACATTGTAGCAAACTTCAACGATTGTAACTCTGTACTTTTAACAGATGGTTATACAGATACATTAGACTTCTCAAAAGTCAAAGGTAAAGTTTTAATTATCTCAGTTGGTGTTAAATGTCCAATCAGTAGAAGTAACGGTAAGGTAAAACAAATCGTTATCGAAAACACAGAAAAGTAAAAAAAGGGAGATTTAATCTCCCTTTTTTATTTTTAAAGAAAATCTAAAATGAATTAATCTAATTTATCCCCTATTCGATTAACATTTTTTAATTTCACATAACCCATTTTTCCTTTGTAATCAACTGTAATAAGACCATCATCATCAATATCCTTTATCTCTAAAGGTTCTTCTGGATCATTACCCGCTACATCTTCTATAATAGTAGCATATATCTTCTCTCCACTTTCTTTAGCTTTAATAATATCTTCGACTGTTATTAAGTCACCATCTTCATTATTTTGCTTAAAATCCTCAAATAATTTTATCCATTTCATAATTTATATATTAAAAACTAAATATATACTTTATGAAATATATTAAGAAGTATAACGAGGCTATAGGTCCAAGATTGACAAAGAAAGAATATGATGAAGAAACTGGTGTTACACAATCAGTTCCATCAACTGGATTTCAACCTGAAAAATTCAGAAGAGCAGGGGCGTTAGCTACAAGTGCTAATCAAACAAAAAAGGCGGGTATTTTGAGAGACTACGCAGATGAAAAAGAGTTTGGTTATTATAATGTAACTGTTTTGAAGAATAGAACCAGTTATCTTGAGAAAAGTGTTAAAATGACTGATCTTAGAATAGAAAATGTTAGATATGGAGTAACTCCATATGGAAAGGAATCACAGGTACTTACTGATATTAATTATAGTGTTGATGATATTATAAATAGTTGGAAAAATGGTAATAATACACATCTGGGATTAACATTTGATGTTTCTTTTAGATTACTTAATAGTAGTAAATCAGAATTGGATGGAAAGTCAAATGGACACTTTAATGAGCTTATAAAGATTTATAGATGGACACCATTTAGTATATCATTAGTTCTTAGTAGGTCAAGTTATGGTATGAAAGATTTTACAAGATGTCAAGATTGTGATGGTGACGGTGAATTTTACTGTTATGAATGTGATGGTCATGGAGAAGACTACGATGGTGGAGAATGTCCACAATGTGATGGTCATAAAGGACCTCAAAAATGTGAGAGTTGTAATGGAACTGGAGTTGCGAGTTCAATATGGGTAAATGGTAAAATAATACCGCTTGATAAAGATGAAAATGGTAATCCAATTTATGATGTTCAAGCATTCTTTGAAGATAGTAAGAAAATATCATTAGAAATATCTCCTAAAAATATTTTTAGTGGTTACTATACAGCTGTTTTCTCGGATAAAAGATCAGCTATCGAGTTCACAAAAGACTTACCTAAGTTAGTAGCTAAAAACGAAGATTTTAGAAAAAAACTAACAGAACTACTTGGTATTTTAAGTCACGATCCATCAGAAGATTTGGATGAAGCGATGAGTGTATTCAATAGAATAAGTAATAATAGATTACTTCCAGAAAGTCCACAACCAAACGAAAAATTCTATAATAGTTACTTCTACAAAAAAATAGCTGAAATTTAATATGAAATACTTAAAGAAATTTAATGAAGAACTAAATCCAGATACATATAGAAATATTGCTTCTAAACTTACAACTCATCCTACGAAAAGAAGTGACATGTTAAAACATGCTGATAATTTACAGAGAAGAGAATATATTAAAAAATGTAAAGAAATAGCGGAATTTTATTCTAAGTTTTCTAATCCAGTTAAATGTGATATTAATTTCAATGGTTTACCTTCTTCACAGTTACAAACTATATTAATTAAATGTGGATTTATCAAACCATTGAATTTTTACCCAGTTTATGAAATAGATAGTGATTGGTGGTTTAAAGATCAATATCCAAACATAGATGCGGTTAAAAGACAAAATAATGTTGTATATTTTGAAGTTGTTGAGGGATTTATACCAGCGGATGAAGAAACAATGAATATAATTTTTGATATTAGTAAAGAAGTAAGTAAAGATTATAGAGGTTGGGATTTAGTTGATAACGATGCTGCTCCTATTCTATTTGATAGAATGTTTATTATTGATGTAAATGCGGAAACAGGAAACATACATGTAACTGAAAGTCAAGATAGAGATTGGATCACTAGTAGATTTAAGTTATGTGATGATGCTGGTGCTAAAACATGTTTAAATCTACTTAAAAAGGCTTTGACGGGAAAGATTGATTATCCAATTCGTAAAGATAAGAATATAAGTTTTTATGATTGGATCGAAACTAATATTGTAACCTTAATATCAAGTGAGTGGGGAGTAGTCAATTCAGTAGAAGATATAACCGAGTTTTTCTTCAGACAGTACTCAAATAAATCTTTATTCTATAAAGAACTTCAAACATCTGGAAGAACAAATTTATTTAACAAATGAAACATTTAAAAAAATACAAACTATTTGAATACGCTAGTTTAGATATAAATGATTGGTTAGATGTTAAAGATATTATCCAATCTGAAATACTAGATAAATATCATATATCAATTGATGATGTTGTAGATAAAAACGCGGAATCAAAGTATGTTGCTAATGATCCAGAATTATTTATAAGTTATAATAACTTAGAAATGTCAACTTATATAATAGATGATATCTATGATTTGAATGAGAGAATATACTCAATGACAAAACATTTTATCATAGCCAAAAATAATGTAAATTCAAGTAAAAGGAACATCGAAGTTAAATTATCGAAAGTTCCTGATGCTAGAATAACTATCAATCATTTCAATTTAGAGGAAACTTATGATTTTGATAATGTAATTAGTAAAGGAGTTGGTGGATTTTGTGATTATGAAACAGCTGTTAAGATATTGGAATGGTTAAAAAGTTTCTATGGTTTTTATTACAAAACCGAATTAGATGCGTTTAAATTAGCTTATGATACTTTAGAAGAACTATATAATGTGGATTTGATATTTTCAATGCCAAAATTCGAAGATAAAAATTATAGTCAAGTTGTTTGTTTTAACTTCTTATTAAGTAGTGATGTTGAAAAAATTATAACAAATGAGCATCCAATTTTTGTTATAAACACAAATAGAACATACTCTCCTTATATATTACAGAGAAGAGGTGGCTCAGGTTGGCATGAGTTCCCATATGAAAAGAAAGAAAGATATATAGACTTTCTTAAAACAGAACAATTCTAAAAAAATTACTATATTTGTGAAAATAATAACTAAATACGAAAAATTCTTGGAATCAACTAAAACAATGTTGGATATTATTCCACAGTCAGTTAAAGATTTACATAAACTATTCTCTAAGAATGGTAAGAAACTTTATTTGGTTGGTGGTTCAGTTAGAGATTTTCTTACAGGTGATAAACCAAAGGACTTTGACTTAGCAACCGATGCCTTACCAGATGAGGTTTTAAGTATTTTAGATGGTAAATTCAGAACTAACTTACAAGGTAAAGCATTTGGAGTTGTCGTGGTATTTACCAAAGATCAACCAGAAGGAATGGAAATCGCAACATTCAGAGAGGATGTTTATGATGAAAAATTAGGTAAAACTAGAAATCCAGATGTTAAATTCTCAACAATTGAAAATGATGTTCTTAGAAGAGACTTGCGGATAAATGGACTTTTTTATGACTTAGACAAGAATGAAATAGTCGATTTGGTTGGAGGAATTGATGATATAAAGAATGGTGTTATATCAATGATTGGAGAACCTGATTTAAGAATAAAAGAGGATCCTTTAAGAATTTTAAGAGCTATTAGAATGGCTTGTAGATTATAGTAAAATCTCTTCGAAAAATATCATCTTTTATATTTAATATATATTAAATGAAAGATTGGATAATATTAAATAGTAGAGATTGTAATCTTTGTGGAAAATCATATGAATACGACTCTAGACAAAAAAACGCAAAATATTGCTCACAGAGCTGTAGATCTTTGTCTTACTCACAAAATAAGATAACCGGTGTTGAGGGTTTGGACTTTGTTATATGTAAAATATGTGGACTTAAATTTAAAGAAATAAATAATGATCACATAAAACAACATAATATAACTTGTGATGAATATGACAATATGTTTAAATCTAGCAGAACATCAGAAAATACAAGAAAGAAAAAAGATACACTTTCTAATTTAATGAATAAAGAGATGTCTGATAAATTATCGAGATCACATACATTAGATGGGTATAAAGAAAAGTATGGTGAGGTTGATGGTTTGTTACTTTTTAATAAAATGAAAGAAAATAAAAAATATAAAAATGGTAAACAGTCATATATTGATAGATATGGGGATATTGAGGGTATTAAAATTTTTAGAGAAGTTCAAAATAAAAAAGCAATTACTTTAGAAAATTGTATAAATAAACATGGTGTGATTGAGGGTGAAAAAATTTATCAAAAGTGGAGAGATGTTCAAAAAAATAAAAATCTTTTATCTTATTATATTGATAAATTTGGTAATGAAATTGGATTGGAAAAATGGTTAGATAAAAATAATAAAATATCACTATCTAATTCAAAGATAAAAAAACAAGATAGAAAGAAATTTATTGATTATATTTATGATGTGAATAAATATACTAGATTATCGCTTAATAATTACAATATAGATAATATAGAATTAAGAGGAAATTATTTTGGATATGATTTAGACCATATATACTCAAAAATTAACGGATTTAAAAATGGAATACCAGCATATATAATAGGTCATATTTCAAATCTTAGAATTATAGAAAGTTCATATAATAGAAGAAAGCAACATGTTTCTGATATAGAAATTGAATATATAATTAAAGCATATGAGATTGATATAGAATATAAAAAAATTGTAAGTGATATAGAAAAATTAAAAAGAAATGGCTATAATTGAAACCAAGACGAAGGAATCTATAATTAAAAATGGATATTTATTAGAAACTTTATCCAGAGAAAGAATATGGGATGAAATAAAAAAATCATTTAGTCAATCAAAAGACTTTAATGAATATCTAAAATATATTTTAGATTTTAAGTTATCACAATATATATTCCCAGGTGTTAAAATAAACACAGATTTAGTTGATAGTAAAGACTTTGTTGTTATCTTCACTAACCTATTTAAGTTAGAAGATACTAAAGTATTAGAAAGTAAATTAGTACAAGAGTTCAAAATAGAAACTGAGGTTGCTAAGAAAATTATTTTCTTACTTGAGTTTAGTAAAATGAAAGTAGAAGATGTTTTTGATCTTTATAAAAAGAAAGTAGCATCTGGTATTAGTGATAGTACAATATTAGAGTGGTTAAAAGTTACTGGAAATGAAAGTAATACTCTAATTAAGTTTATTGATTACAAACCAACTGTATCAGCTCAAGAGTTGATGGATAGAGGTATAAAAGGAAAAGAACTTGGTCTCGAAATAAAGAGATTAGAAGTAGAAAAATTTAAAGAAATGTTATGAAAAAATTTACAGATAAAATAAATGAGTCAGTTGAGGGTAAGATACCAACTGCGAATGAACTATTTGAACAATATCATGGATTTGAGGCTGATAGTAGTAGTCGTGATATTATAAGTTTAATGGTTGAGTTTGCTAAACTTCACGTAGAAGCTGCTTTGAAAGCTGCTAGTGATAAAGCATCTTTAACAGATTTTGCTTATGAGTTTCTTCAAGAAGGAGCTTATGATGCTATTGATAAAGACACAATCTTAAATGCTTACCCAGTAGAAAATATTAAATAAGTAAATAAAATTATGATATGTTATATAACACATCTTCGTGATGTTATTGGAAATAATTATTTGGGTATAGATTTACCAACTACAATTGTACAACCATACTTAAATGAGTTGAGAGAGATTTTAGGTGATAATGATTACGAAACATTCACTGAGAATCAAATCAAACGTGATGGTGGTCATTATCATATAACAGTTGTCAATGTTGTGGATTATAACCGTTTGTCCAAACAAATGGGTATAGATAAGTTTGTTAATTCATTAGATCCAATCTTCAAGTACACAATTGACGATTTGAAATTATTAGGTGTTGGTAGAGCTCAGAAGAATGAGAACACATCTTTCTTTATTGTTTGTCAATCAGATAAATTAGATGCTGTTAGAGAAAGATTTAACTTACCTAAACAAGACTTTCACATAACTTTAGGCTTTAAGTGGCGCGACGTATTCGGAGTTAGAAAAAACGAATTATTTAAAAAAGAGGGGAAATTTATACAACTTTTGAGACAAGAGTTCTATAAAAATGAAAATTGGGATTTTGTTAAAAAGATAAAAAATTTTGATTTAGATCCAAGAACGGAAGTTATACCAGTAAAACTTAATGATACTACAATTAAGTTTAAGTGTGATGGTTATTACTTAGATATTGGATATCAGGAAGAAGGTGATAATTTACGTATTTACACCAAATACCCAGTAGATGAAGATTTACCAAGACTTCCTGAGACAGAGATAGCAAAAATTTTAAATAAAAAATAAATATATGGAAATGAACTTACATAATTATTACAGTCTTGATGAATGTACTAATAGAAAATTAGTTTTAAAACAATTAAAAGACCTTCAGAAAGAAGGAAAAATTGATTTTGATTTGGATAAGTCAACTGATGTATTTGAGATTGAAGATTTAGATCTAGAAGATTCTGATATTGAAGAACTATTAGAAATGTTTGATGAACATGATGTTTTCCCTTATTTAGACAAAGATGAAGAGGATGAAGACGACGAGGACTATGGTTATTATGATGATGAAGAAGAATACTAAAAATAAATTTTAATATGAATAACGATTACGAAAGATATGACTTCTGGCATAGAGAAATGAAATCTATAAAACCAGAAAGATCAATGACTAAACTTATCGAATCAAATAAGTTATTTGATGAAAAGAATAAAAGAGGATTCAAATATGATCCTAATGATAGGTCAGACTATCCGAGTCTACCAGATTGGTTTTATTCAATTTTATAAAAAATTAAACCACTCAAATTGAGTGGTTTTTTATTATTGGATTGTTAAATATCTATATACATTTTAACTTCTATTTTTTACGACACAATGAAAACATTTTGGAACAAGTTTAACATTACCTTCTTGAGTTGATAAATAGGTATATTTTTTACAACCTGGGCAATAACCCATTGCCTGAATATGACCATGATCACTATATCTTATGTTTGTATAACCATATTTTAACCACCAAATACCATAATCAATTAATAAATCTCTTTCTTCTTTAGAAAGAATTGAACTTCTTGTTCCCGCTTTTAAATCATTTAATATTTTTTTAGCAGATTCATCTTCAATTTTATCAGCATGATTTCTCAAATCAGAAACGGTTCCATTTGGATCTCCTTGTTTTTCTCTTTTATCAGCAGCACTTCTATATGTACTTGGATTTAATTCTTCATTGAATTTTTTTAGATATTTCATATTCTATATATTAAATTTTTTATGTTATAATTCTAATTGTATCAACTCAAGCTACTCAAATTGAGTGGTTTTTATTAATAGCCTATTTCATCTAATCTTTTTTTAATAGATTTAAGAACTTTATGTTATTTCATATTCTATTTCGTCAGTAATATCATTTAAAAAATCCAAATCTTCTCCAGTATGCTTACCATACATTCTGATTAGATTTAAATCTTTATTATTTATTAAGTATTGGAATAATAGTTCAGTAACTTCTTCAGCAACTTCACCTGCACCATTTTTATCACTATTTCCTGAGAAACAATCTTTTATATCAAAAAGCTCATCATGAATACTTTGTAATTCACTTCCTTCTTCTAATTCAACATCTATTACACCATCATCTAAACACATTTTAAGATTAAAGTCATATAATCCAGATGATTCAACAAGGTCTTTAATATTTACCCATTTATTTTCAATTTTCTTAACTCTCTCTTTTATATAGTTTAAATAACCATTCATATCTCTAAAACCAAAGTTTCTATATAAAACATCAGAAGCTTTACCCTTAACTATTACGATAACAGTATCAGCTACATTTTTTGGAAAGTAAACCACTTCGGTCCAAAAACAATTATAATCTTCATCTATACCTTTTACCAAAGATATAAATCTTTCTTTTGTAGTATCATTCTTTTGATCTTCATCTAATTGTATTTTCACAACAACAAACTCATCTTTTAATGGAGTTCTTGTCATTATTTCAAAATCAGATGTATCAAAAGCTGATATTAAAGCCCACTTTATATCTTCTAGATTGTCCTGGAAGTCCTCAAATAATTTAATGTATTTCATATTCTATATATTAAATTATTTTTTTATATTTGTAAAATGAATATAGTATTTCTAGACATAGATGGTGTATTAAGAACTCATGAAAGTGATTGCTTTTGGTCTCAAAAACTAGGAGAACCAATACCGGAATTACATAAAAGACATTTCTCACCAGACGCTCTGGAAAATCTAAACTATATTACACTCTTAACAGGTGCGAAAATAGTGATTACATCAACCTGGAGACTATTCTACACACTAACTGAATTAAAATCTTTATTTAGATCGAGAGGATTTAGAGGTGATATTATTGGTATAACTGGAGCTTGTGATACAAGAGGAGAAGAAATCGTAGAGTGGTTAAACGAACATCGAATTGATAACTTTGTTGTAATTGATGATAATATAAAAGATATAGTAAATAGAATACCTTTTGTAAAAGTAATTAAATGTGATCCTTTAAAAGGTCTCAATGATGAAGTTTTTGATAGAGTTATTGGAATTTTGGCTTAAAATCATTATATTTGTAAAATAAAATTAAGTATATGAAACTGGAAAAGGCTATTGAACTAATTACTAACTTTAGTAAAGAAGATGCTGAAAAATCTCTTAAAGATTTTGAGAAAAGAGATATAAGAACTAGTATTGGTAAACAAACCTACTTTAGAAGTAAAAGATTAGTCTTAAACAAACCTGGTTCAGTAAAAACATATATAACAACCGGTTTAAAGATGGATATGAATTCTTCTAAATTTTCAGAAGAAGAAACAGTTAAGTTTGACGAACTTAAAATAAGACACTCAAATCTTTTCAACTTTATTGAATTAGTTAAGAGTGGTGAGGAAAACTTAGAAGAGTTATTTTCAAGTGTAGTTGATTTTTGTCCAGAGGGTAAAGAAATAAAAAGACGTAAAAACATAGCATATCAATTCTTACAAGAGAATAAAATTCAAGAAATTGGTACAAAAACATATTTTACAAGAAGCAAATACACTGATAAGATATTAAAAGGTATTGATATACCAGAACACCAATTAGTACAGATTTTGTTAGACTATCAAACCTACTTATCTAATACTGAGTGGAGAAAGTATATCAAAACTAAAGAAGAAGAGGAAAGAAGAAAAAATACTAAAAGAACTTTTACACAATGGCTACAGATAACAAAAACTTTATAAGAATACATCTTATAAACAAAATAATCCAAATGTCATGTAAAATGACAAAAGACCATAGACTTGCTATTGTTATCGGATTTGACGAGTATATTGAGTTAAGTCGTCAACCAAAGTTTAAGATTTATGGTTTGAAACAAAATGGTGCTCCAATAACAAAACAAAAGACACATATTGGTTGGTATTCATTTACAGATACAGAAGTATTACAAATATTTCGAAAATTAAAAGAAGGTAAGTGTCACCTAACAGATAGTTTTATATAATGATTCAAGTTGTAAGAGATATAAAATTAGATATACTACAAGGTAAATATAAATGTATATCTGCTTATGAAATACCAAAAAACCCAGAGAGTTGGTCACCTTGTCCAAATTGTGGATTAAGACCACTTGTTTGGGAGTTTGACAACGGCAGAGCCACAGCATGTGGTTGTGGTAAAAATGAATACGATCACTTCTCAATTTGGACAGAATCTATTATGTCTCATATAAAGAGAAATGATGGTTCAGCATTGAATTATAACTCAAATAAATTGATGATAAATTGGAACTATTGGGTTGAAAATGGAATTGAATTGGAACCAAGAGAACAATTATTAAAAGAAGGTAAATGGTAATACTATGGATTTTATTAGAAAACATATACTGAAAAATATTGAATCAATCTCTGGATTGAAAGTTAAAACAAATTATATCTTTTTTGATGAAACAATAAAAAGTGGTAATTTCGATATAATCGGTATGAGAAAAATAGATTTTCATCCAATAGTGAAAACAAAATTTACTAAAGATGGTATTGGTGGTGTTGATCCAATTTTGATAAAATCAATAGACTTAATTAAAATCTATTTTAAATTAAAAAATAATAACTTTACAAAATAATAAAATGAGTTTTTTAAATAAATATTGTAGATTTGAAATAACAAAGATTTGTAAAATCTTACTTGATGGTATGCCAGATAAGTCATATGTTAGGTTAGAAAAACCATTCTCTGATAATCCAGAGAAGTCTATTTACAAAAAACAAGCAGACGATCTTAATATGATTTGTGATAAAGGTTTTTTTAGATTCAAACATGGTATGACAACAGACTTCAATACTTTAAAAGGAGGTGAGTTAGCAAAGATATACCAACAACTAATCAGAGGTGAGTATAAAGTTGTTAGAGTTAAACCATTTGAAAGAATTACTGTTGTTGATACAACACCAAAGAAACCGACTACCACCTGGAAAGGAAAGAATTGGTCTGGAAATAAAACTGTGGCAAAGCCAATAACGAATCCTTCGGTATCAGAAACAACAACCAAAGAAAAACCAAATAAAGAAGGGGGAGTATTATGAGATCATTTATACACAAATCGATTATAGATCAAATAAATAAAAGAGTACTTGATATTTTAGATAATAATAATGAGAAAAGACTATTCTTTAAGGAAAAGGTTTCTGCTGGGTATAGATTTCATGTGATCGGAGTTAATGACTTTGGTCACGTTTTTATGCCAAATGAAATATCAATTAGTTGGGACTTAATCAATGGTCAAAATCTAATAAAGATATTGAACCAAATAAAAAATAACGAATATTACTTTAAATAATGGCATTTCCTTGGTATCTATTCTCGAATAAAAAGAAAGAAGAATATAGTATTGAAGATGTTTACAAAGTACACACTCAAATTAAAAACAAAGTAAAGGAACTCGAAAAAGAAAGTCCAGGTTCAATAGAACTTTTTCTCGAAAACGTTAATAGACTGATGAGCAATAAGTATGGAAAACTTTGGATAGAATTTGTTTTATAGTTTATTACTTTTTCTAATATTATCTAACCAGTAAAGAGGTTGGAAGTTTGTATAATGATTTAATTTATAAACTTCCTCTTCTGTTTTAGCAGATGAAATTGGTATTATATGATCTAATTCCCAGTATGTTCCATGGTTTTCCCAATTCATGTTTTCATCGAATTTTGATTCAAGATGTAATTTGAAATCTTCAAACGAACATCCTAATATCTCCACGGTTTTTTTTGATTTAGATGTAAACCCTCTTTTGAACGCATTTCTGATCAATGATCTTATATTGAATTTCATTTTAAAAAATGGATCTACATCTAATTTATCTTTAACATATTCACTTTTTTTCTCTTTATAATTATTTTTATGATATAATTCTCTTTTTCTGATTTTTAATTCCTCTTTTTTCTCTGGTGATAGATTTTTATAATATTCTCTCTTTTGTTGAGAAACTAATTCTTTATTATTTTTTCTATATTCTTTTTTCTTTTCTTTTATAATTTCTTTATTTTCTTCCCAATATTTTTTTCGATATTCTGTTCTATCATTTTCCACAATCCACTTTTTGTAATTCTCTTTAAATTTATCTTTATTATTTTCGTAGTATTCTTTATTATATTCTTTTTTATAGATTTTACTATAACAAGACTTACAATAAGAAGTTTTTGGTTTACCATCCTTTTTAAGATAGAAATCTGATATATCCTTTTCATTTTCACATTCCTTACAAAACTTTCCCATCTTTATTTAGTTTATTTTTAATACTTCTTCTATACATATTTTTACAAGCTCTTCTACAAAAAAGAGCATCGGATCTCTTATCGATCAATTCTTTTTCACACCATTTACATTTTCTCATAATTTATATATTAAATCTCATGTATCCCCTTGGTTATTTATAAAAGTTCCTTATATTTGTATTGTCAATGTGAGAGAGACATACCGACAAAAAGAAATTAAAAAAAGTTTCTAAAAAGTTTGGTAAAATATAAAAGTCTCCTTATCTTTGATAAACAGAAACAGAAAATAACTTTAAAACTTTATATTATGGCTTCTTTATTTGACAAGGCGAAAAAATCAACACCAGTTAAGAAAACTTCAGCGAAAGATAAGAAAGTAAGATTAGTTGTTGAAGATCCAACTTTCTTCGAAAAAGTTGAGAAATTGGAGTCTTTGCAAGAAACTATGAAATCTGCTAAAGCTAAAGCTGATTTGATTTCAGATGAATTGAAAGACATCGCTAAAGAATTGTGGGCAGCTGAGTATGAGAAGACTAAGAAAAACCCAGAATCAGTAATGATTTGTCAAGAGAATGAAAGTGGGTCAACTTCACAGTTCATGTTTTTGGCTACAGACAAATATATCTCTATCAACGAAGAAAGAGCTGAAGAATTGAAAGAAGCTTATGGTGAAGATATCGTTGAAGAAAAAACAGTATTCTCTTTCGACGAAACAATGATCGAGAAATATGGTGAAATCCTTTCTTCTTTAATCGAAAACTGTGACGAGATTAAAGAGTCTGATAGAGAAAAAATTATCAAAGCTGTTACAACTTACTCTGTGGCTAAAGGTACAATTGATAAGTTCAAACAATATGGTGAAGTTACTGAAATGATGGAAACTGTTAAACCAGTAGTAGCAATCAAAAACGTTGAAGTTATCAAAGGGTAATAAATAAGACTATGGAATACACGTATGAAACATTCAAAGGAGAATTTGAAAACTCAAGTTCTCCTGAGGAAAAACAAAACATACTAATTAAACTATTAGACTCTGGATTAGATGTGAGAGAATACAAAGAAGAAATTCAAGAGTATCGAGCACAACTAAAAGATCTAAGAGATCAGATGGAAAAAGAAGAAGATGAAGCCATCTCCAAAGCAATTGAAAATGGCGAATTCAAACTTTATACCTGTATTGAAGATGTAAATGATTATCCCTTTTATAAATCTGGTGAAAAATATTACGTTAAGATTGATGGTATCAAGAAAAGATATACTGAGTCAATAGCGGGTGATGAATCCTTTGTTAAAGATTTAGATCCTAAGATTCAAGAGTATATCTCTGGATTGAAAGATTTAATATGGATTGTACAAGATAATGGCATTGGAAGTCTTAAAAGAAAAAATTTAGTAAGAGACTTTGATTTTTCAAAGCATTTTACACTCTGATGTGAGAGTGTGGTTGATACTCTCACTTTTTTCAAATGGTGCCTGGTCAAGCCTCTTATTTGAGTTACAATAGTAATGAACAAATAACGTAACCAGAGGGAGTAGTTCAGTAACGTACTGGACGACGCCTCCCTACTTTAGGTCTTGTAACTCAGTTGGTTAGAGTGCGACACTCATAATGTTGAAGTCTCAGGTTCGAGTCCTGACTGGACCACGATACTTTGTATCATGATATAAAAAAGTTTGAGGGAGTTCGAATAACCCTCATTTGGTTCCGTAGCTCAGTTGAATAGTAGCAATTCACTTCTAATGAATAGGTCGATGGTTTGAGTCCATCCGGAATCACTCAAAAAAGAGACACTCTAAAGTGTCTCTTTTTCTTTTTGTTTAAGTTCGTGATGTATTTCTCTATGACAATTTGAACAAACTAAAACACATTTATCTAACTCCATTTTAGCTCTATCATCAAACTTATATTTTCTTAAATGTGATGGGTTAAAATCTTTTTCACTTGGATCTAAATGGTGAAACTCAAGAGCACCCATATATTTATTATATCCACATCTAACACAACATCCACCTTTATATTCAACCATTTGACTTTTTAATTTTCTCATTCTTTCTAAAGTTTGATCAGTTGTACAAGGTTTGCAATATGATGATCCATTTTCTTTTCCTCTTCTCTGATGGAAGTTTTTAGTTTCAACATATTTTCCACATCTTGGACAAAATCTGGTTTCACCATATTCTGTTTTAACTTGGTCTTTAAAAGTAACAAAGTTTGATTTTAGATCATACTTATTTACCCAGTACCTTATTGTAGTTAAAGATTTACATGTTTCTTTTGATATTTGATTTAATGATATACCTTCATTGATATATTTTTCTAGTTCTTCTTTTTTCATAGTTAAGTATTATTTTTTCCCACTTAACTATATATTAAAAAATATATACCTCCTTTGTTGTTTATAAACAAATAAAGCTTATATTTGTATAAGAAATGTATGAGAGTAGTAGTGGAAAAGCTCTTCCTCTCCCAGGTATTAGATACTGGTGATGAAACTTTACACGGTGGTATCATACATGGTTACACGGGTATAGTGAAATGGTATCATGCCGGTCTCCAAAACCGTTGTTCCGAGTTCGAATCTTGGTACCCGTGCTAAATCTCAATGATGGAAGTAGTAAGTAAATCAATTGTTATACGGATAGGTGATCCCGAACCATTAAACAATTTGATAAATGAATATAAACGGAGTTCAAATACTTATATGTTGAATAAAACAGATTTGGTATTTCCATGTATTATTTGTGACTATGAAGATTTCACAAAAAATCAATTTAATGAACAATCATTGAAAATATACATTAGTAGTTGGAATTTAGTAAAAGAAATAAAATCTAATATTTATTGTAAAACTGAATCCAGTGGATCTGATGCTTGGTCTTGGTCTACAACTTTAGAAGAAAAGTGGGAAGAAATTGATGATTTTGTATTTGAAAAATTATGTTTCTATATTAAAGATGATGAATTCAAGCAAAGTTGGCATGTTAGAAATCTAATCTCATATATTAGAGATCGTAAGTTAAAAAAATTATTATGAAAACATTAGCAATTTACCCAGGTTCTTTTAATCCCTTTCACTTAGGTCACTTGAATATTGTTCAAAAGGCTGAGAAAGTTTTTGGTGAAGGTAATGTTTTAATTGCGATTGGTATAAATACAGATAAAGAAAACTCAGCAGTTACTTCTGTTATCAGAGCAGAAGAAATTGGTAATAAGTTACAAAGACCAGTTGAGGTTTATTCTTCTTTCTTACATGAGTTTATCGAACAGAAAGAAGTAGACGGGTACAATGTTGTTATTGTTCGTGGTTTAAGAAATGGTAATGACTTAGATTATGAGGATAACCAGATTAAATTCATTAAGGATTTTAAGAAGGATATAAATGTTGTTTTCTTTCGATGTGATGAAGAGTTCTCACATATAAGTTCTTCAGCTATAAGAAACTTACAAAAGTTTAGACCTGGATCAGGTGACATTTATTTAATATAAATTTGGTAGATTAAAAAAGTATCCTTATCTTTGATTTATGATAAACGAAGAGATTACATCAGTTATTAAGGGACTTTCAAAAGAAGAAAGAGATTTTTTAATTAACTTTGGAGATACCAGTGTTTTGAGAAAGCTTTTAACATCAGAAGAGATAAAAGCTTGTAACAAACTTGTTAAGAAGGGAGTTATGGAAAAAGGTATGTCTGATGAAGTTAGATCTTCAGTTGTTTATTATGTAGATTCATTTGTTAGAAAAAGATTATAAAAAAGATTTGGTAGATTAAAAAAGATTACTTATCTTTGTAAAACAAAATCAGAAACGTCTGATACAAGTTCTTTGAAATATTACATTTTTGATTACCTCAGAGAGGAGCAAGGTTTGTGTACTGAGCGTCTTCCTAGTATGACAAACCCGTTATGGTGGTCCGCAAGACCTTTAACCACAAGAGTAAAAGGACGTGAGTGGTTGGGTAATCAAAAGAAATTAAAAAAGATTTGGTAGATTGAAAAATCTTCCTTATCTTTGATAAAAGAAATAAAAATGGTCCATTCATCTAATGGTTAGGATATCAGGTTTTCATCCTGAAAATAGGAGTTCGATCCTCCTATGGACTACTAAAATAGATAGTTTAAATAAAACACGAAGTATCGTCTAGTTTACGGTGAAGGATGTCAGTTAGATTTGGCTCTATTTTTTTTAACCTTGGAAGGTGGGTGAGTGGTTAAAACCGACAGACTGTAAATCTGTTCTCGCAAGGGTACGGGGGTTCGAATCCCTCCCTTCCAACACCAGTATTCTGGTAGTTTAGCTTAGACTAACAGAATCAAATATGGCCCTATCGTCTAGCGGACTCGTAAGAGGTAGGATAATCAGTTCTTCGACTGAGAGACTGTGGTTCGAATCCACATGGGGCTACTAAAGAAAACGTTCTTTGAAATTAAAAAAGATTTGGTAGATTGAAAAATCTTCCGTATCTTTGAAAAAATAAAAAATGGCGACCTATGAGCCTTATCGTCTAGCGGTGTGTTGTAAAACACTTAGGATACTTGATTTTTCGATTAAGAGACTGTGGTTCGAATCCATATGAGGCTACTAAAGTCCAGGTAACCCCCTGGCACAACTAAAAATCCAGGTAACCCCCTGGTAGATATTAAGAGTGTTCAGGTAACCCCCTGGTTAAAACACTCAAATATGGCTCTATCGTCTAGCGGATAGGATACTTAGTTTTTCGACTAAGAGACTGTGGTTCGAATCCACATAGGGCTACTAAATATCGCGGAGTAGAGCAGTGGTCAGCTCGCAAGGCTCATAACCTTGAGGTCGGTGGTTCGAATCCATCCTCCGCTACTAAAAATATGGCTTCATCGTCTAGCGGATACTCGAAAGAGTGAGGATATTAAGTTTTTCGACTTAAAGACTGTGGTTCGAATCCACATGAGGCTACTAAAATATCGCGGAGTAGAGCAGTGGTCAGCTCGCAAGGCTCATAACCTTGAGGTCGGTGGTTCGAATCCATCCTCCGCTACTAAAAAATAAAACTATGGTAGAAATTTTCTCAATTGATGATGTTGAAGTTATTAAAAAACTAAGACGTTCATATTCCAATGATATGGAATTGGGTAGTAAAGTAAGATCTCTTTACAGAGATATTGATGTCTGTAAAAGTTTTACTAATGACCAAGATCTTGGTAAACAAATCAGAAAAATGTTTAAATAAATAAAAGTTATAAATTAAAAAATCAATTTTAAAAAATGAGTATGGATAATTTAACAGTTGATGTAGTCAACACAGTAGAACCAGGTATGATGCCACAATGGATGTTAGACAAATTACATTTGTTAACACAAAAAGAAAGAGAGTATTTGTCGATTATGTGGCCGAAATATGGTGTACTTTTCATTACATCAAAACCAGGTGTCGCTAAATCAGCAATTGGTTTATCAATCGCACAGAAGTTAGGATTTAGATACCTTGATATGCGTTTATCAATGTCTGATGAATCTGACTTTAAGTACCCTTACCTTGAGGATTTAGAGTACGATGGTAAAATGTACAAAGTATCTGGATACGCAGTTCCTAAATGGGCTTTCGAGTCAAATCAACAACCAACTATCATTCACTTTGAAGAGTTGAACAGAGCTCCACAATTCGTAAGAAACGCGGCTTTACAAATCTTACTTGAACGTGAAATTGGTGATTTCAAATTCAACGATAACGTACTGATGATGGCATCTGGTAACTTAGGTGACGAAGATGGTACTGACGTAGAAGAGTTTGACGCGGCTTTGAACAACCGTTTGATCCACGTAGACCACTCTTTAGGGGTAAACGAATGGATTGAAGATTTCGCAAAAGAGAACTGTCACAACTTGATTGTTTCTTATATCGAAACTCACCCAGAGCAAATCTACAAAGTTTCTGATAACGTTAAAGGATACGCTACACCACGTTCTTGGACAATGTTATCACGTTTCATCACAAGAAACTTTGGTAAAAACGCTTCACCAAGAGACTTCTTACCAAGTTTAAAAAGAGTAGCTCACTCTTACGTTGGTAACTCAGCAATGAAGTTCATCCAATACTGTGAAGATATGTTGAATATCTCTATTCAAGATGTAATCAACAACTACGATGGTATTAAGAAAGATTTGGAAAAATACAACAGAGATAAAAACTCTGAGTTGATCCACTCTTTAAAAGCAATTGATATCTCAACACTTAATGAGAAACAATTGGGTAACATCGTTAAGTTCTTAGGACGAGTTGGAGATGATGAAAAAACAGCTTACTTGTTATGGATTTTAGATAACGTGGCTGACATCAACAACAAGAAGATGAAAGGTTTCTTATTACAATTCGAAGAATTGTTAAGAAAAATCAAGAAAATCAACAAACCTGGTGAGGGTAAGTAATTTTCAAAGGGGTATCTTAATTGATACCCCTTTTTTAAAATTATAAAATGAGATGTATAAAGATAGATTTAAAAGGTTTGGTGGTGAACACATACCTGATATAATAGAATATTTGAAAAACTACTTGGAGAAAGATCCAACCGCAACTATATCAGTTGGGTGTGACTCTGTACAAATGAGACGTAGAACAGTTTATGCCGTTACTATTATGATGTATAATACTGATATTCGTAGAGGAGCACACGTAGTTTTCTTCAGAGAATCTCAAACAAAAATTAGAGATAACAACGAGAGACTTTTCAAAGAGGCTCAATACTTACATGATGTTGGTATGTATTTACAAGAAGAGTTATCTAAATTCTATGTGAGACAAGATTTAACTGACTTTGAGAAAAAAAGATATAAATACCACCTTTTAAAATGTAACGGTGAATACTCTCATGTACCATCACACCAAGAAGAAGGTGTAATCAAAAACTTAACACTTCTTCCTAGTGATGAAATGGAATGGAAATTAGTTGACTTACATATCGACTTTAATCCATTTGAAGGTGTATCTGGTAAAAACAAATCAAACTCAGCTTATAAGAGTTACTCACCTTGGTTAAGAGGTATGGCTTTTAGAACTTGGGCTAAACCGCTTGGTTTCGCCAGTACATCAGCGGCCGACCTACTTTTAAAGAATACTTGATTTTATCCACAGGGGAGATAATTGTAAAAATAAAGATGATGAAAGAAGAAGTTAAATTTAAGATTTGGTATGATGATCAACCAAATGATGTTGTTGATAGAATAGCATCACAACTAAAATCATACGGATTGGAAATTGTTGAGTTAGATGGTGGTGATGGTTTTATGGAATATGAAATCAAACCTTTGAGTTAAAATAAATATAATAACTATGAAAAGGAAAAAATTAAAAGTATTAGGTTTATCTTATAGTCAAACTCAAGCAGGATCTTATATAGTCGTACTATCAGAAGTAAAAGGTAATAGAAAGATTCCAGTTGTTGTTAAAGCAACTGATGCTCAACAAATTGCTTTGAAACTTGAAAAGATTAAGTCACCGAGACCTTTGACACATGATCTTTTTAAATCTTTAACAGACTCTTTTAGTATTGACGTTCAAGAAGTATTCATACAAACAATTGTAGAAGGTGTTTTCTATTGTAAAATAGTAACAAACAACGGTGTTGAAGATATCGAAATTGAATGTAATATTGGAGATGCTATTACATTATCTTTGATTTATAGTTGCCCAATTATGATTTCAGAAGATGTTTTATCAAGTGCTGGTATTAATATCAATGATGATGGAACTGAAATTGAAAATGATGATGATGATGATGATCTTCATATAGAAATAAAAGATGCTAAACCAAGAAAAAGAATTGTTTCAATCGAAGATTTAGAAAAGATGATGGAAAAAGCTCTTGAAAATGAAGAGTATGAAATCGCTGCTGAATTAAGAGATAGAATTCAAGAACTTAAAGATAACCAATGATAGATAATGATTGGAAAGAAATAATGTACGACATTCTCGAATTAGAAGAGAGTGTCGTTGTTATTATAGGTTGGTGTGATATAGTTATCAGTGAAACTGGATATACTTTCAAAAATCTAAATAAAGATTCATATTATAGAATTATTGGAAGAGGTTCTGATGAAGATATCATAGAATGTTTAGAGGATTACGCATTTGATGAAGAAGATGGTGTTAGCACTGATGGCGAATATGAATTCAAAGTTATTATGAAATTGTATAGAGGTGACTATGAAACCGGTGAACCTGGATATTTTGATATAACACACATTGAATTGAAACTAATTCAGACTATACTCGAAAGAGAAAGAAATGAAAAATTAGATAATTTACTTGGTGATGAACTATCAATCTTCGATTTATGATAAGATATTAAAAGCTTCTGAAGAGATATCAAAGAAGTCAAAATCATCTGGTAACTATATAGTTGTCAATCAAGAAGTAATGGACATTTATGAAAATTATGTCTTGGTAAAAAACCGTAGAGAAAAAATAAAAAAGATTTATGGTAAATAAATATGACATATTGAAAGACATATTGAAAGACACAATGACAACTGGTTATTTCGACACTGATTATATAATGGATAAAATTTTGAAAATTTCAAAAACTGATATTAGAAAATCTAAAATTAAAAGAATATATGGCAAACCAATTTGATAAAGTAGTGTATGACTTGAAAAAACAAGAAAGATACGACAGAACTTATTTAAATATGGCTCGTGAATGGGCTAAACTTTCACACTGTACTAGAAAGCAAGTTGGTGCTCTTATAGTTAAGAATGGTATGATTATCTCTGATGGTTATAACGGAACTGCTGCTGGTCAAGATAACGCATGTGAAATGGATAACGGAGAAACTAAGTGGGATGTTATTCACGGTGAAGCTAATGCTATTCTAAAGTGTGCTAGACACGGTCATTCTTGTGATGGTGGAACTCTTTATCAAACACATTCTCCTTGTCGTGATTGCTCTAAACTAATTTTACAATCCGGAATTAAAAGATTAGTTTATGTTGAAGATTATAAAGATATAACCGGTTTAGAGTTTTTAAGAGATGCTGGAGTAGAAATAGTAAAATATGATTGGTTATGAAAGATTTATCTCAAGAATTAGAAAAATTGAGTCATTACTATGATAGTGAAATGATTATTGATAAATATACTATGAGGCCGGTATACGAATTCATACACAAAAAAACCGGGAATAAATATATTTATAGATTGAGTATGACTGATTTAAAAGACTTTGGACCTGGTGTGGTAAGAATGTTTGAGGAATTGAAGATGATGATAAGAGATGAAAAACTAAATGATTTAGGATTATGATGGAATTAATAACAACTAAGATATGTATGACTCTGGATTTAGGAGTAAATAATAATTTATTTGGTGGTAATATGATGTCTTTTCTAGATGAAGCTGGAGCAGCATTTGCTTATCAAGTGTGTGAAACAACAAATATTGTAACTAAAAAAGTTGAAGAGGTTGTTTTTCAAAATCCTGTAAAAGTTGGAAACTTGATTAAAATATATGGATCTGTAAATAGTATAGGTAACACATCAATTACTATAAATCTAGAAGCTAGAAAGTATAATGTTCAAACATCTCAAGAGAAGTTAGTTTGTTCCACAAAAATGGTTTTTGTTCAAATTGATGATGAGGGAGGACCTGTTCCAATATCAGAAATAATAAAGGATAGATTTAGTTCGGTGCGTAGATAATGGAAGACTTTAAATTTTAATATATATTAAAATTTAAAGTCAATTATGTATGTATATGAAACAAAAAATTTGATTAATGGTAAAAAATACATTGGGGTTTGTGTAACCAAAAATGAGAAGAAGTCTAAAAAATATTTAGGATCAGGAAAACTATTAGTTAGAGCTATAAAGAAATATGGTAGGGAGAATTTTGAGAAAAATATTATAAAAGTATTTGATAATGAAAATGACGCTAGAGAATATGAAAGATATTTAATATCAGAAAAAAATGCGGTTGATAGTGATGATTATTATAATTTAACTGATGGTGGATATGGTGGATTTTCCAAAGAATGTAGAAAAATTTCTGATGAAACTAAAGAAAAAATCTCCAAATCGAATAAAGGTAAGAAAATGCCAAAATCTCAATTAATCAGTATGAGTTATGTAACATTGAAATATGATTTAAATGGTATTTTTATAGAGGAGTATCCAAGTAAGTCAGAAGCAGAAAGGCAGAACAATATTAAATTGACTGGTATCGAGAAGGGTGTTATACATCACACGGGATTCTTATGGAAATATAAAGATGGTAATTATGATAATATTGAACCATATTCTAAAATGCTAGAAATTTATAGTATTGAAAATTCGAAAAGAAATTCAAAGTTGAGAGAAGATGAAGTATTAAATTTAATATTTGATTATAATAATAACAAATTATCTTATGATAAACTTAGTAATAAATATGGTATATCAAAAAGTTGTGTTTCTGATATAATTAAAGGTAAAACTTATAAATGGGTATCAAGATGATTTTTGTAATGTATATTTTAATATATACTTTATGAAAAATATTAAGAATTATAAAAAGTATAACGAAGCTATCTCTATTGGTGGTAAGAAGAAAGAAGAACTTGACTTGGAATATGTTACGAATTGTCTAATTGACTTAATAGAAATTGATAATTCTAAAGTTTATTATAAATATCAATATAAAAAATATGATAGATGGCTTGAGAGTGATTTTCTATTGCATTCCGAAATAGAAAAATATTTTAGATCAGAAAATGGTGATTACGAAAAAGAAATAATAGGTATAAAAATAGAAAAATACATTGAAAGTATCCCAGATTCCAATAGTGAAATTTCCAATTGGTGTGATGAATTAAAGAGTTTGGTAAATACTATAATAGGTGCATCAGATAATATTAAAGATGAGTATCCAAATTATTATATAGAAGATTATAATATGGAATATTTGAGTAAATTAAAATTGGGTATTGAAGTAATTTCAAACTAGCCTTTTATCAGTTTGATTAAATCTAAATACCCATCAACTTTGTTGTAGATAACATATTCTAGTGGTGTGTAAACTCCTTTCTCATGATTTCTCGGACCATAAACAACTTCAACCTTTTCAAGATCTAAGCTATTGACATAACCCATCGGACATTTATTAACTAATGGTGTATAAACTTTAGAATAACCAATTGGTAACATTCTCTCATAAAAGTTTATATCTTCAAAAGTTTCACTAATTCTAGAGTCGATATGACCGTAGTACCTCATCCATTCGGCTTCTATTTTAGCCAGTTTAAATATTTTTTCTTTCATAGTACAAAGATAAAAAAATCCTGTTATAAAAACAGGATTTAATTTATTTAATTCTAACTTTCATACCATTGACTTTAAATCGGTTGTTTAAATCTTCAAGTGTTGTTACTGTAACTATACAATCTTTCTTACCATCAGCATTAACTCCTAACCAAACCCAAGTCTTTGATCCAATTGTAACTATTTTAAAATAATGTGTTGGTATTTTAATTCGTGATTTTGGTATATAATTTTTCTTATTCTCATTATAAATAACACCAGTAATTATAATAACATCTGATTTATATTTCTTAATACTATCTTCTACATCAGCTTCTAATTCTTGCCAAGGATGTTCATTAAAATACGGATATTGAGGAGCTGCGTTAAACATACTGAAAGTATTTCTATTTGTAATACTATCATATGTAGTTATGTGTGAAGGTGTTAAGTGTCCTTTATCAAATCCACTTTTCTTATATTTAACTGGTAAGTATTTACCTTTGTAAGTATCATCATACCAGTTGTTTCCTCTAGCAACACTACCTAGTTTTAAAAAGTTTTCATATTTTAGTTTGTGTATTGATACCATTGATGTTGTATCATCATCTAAATAAAGTTTAACGTCGCCGTGGTCAATCACTAAACCATTTTTACTAACCACATTTTGTGATAAAACACTTGACATGATTAAAAAGTTCATAACTATGAACCATACAATTTTTTCTAATTTACTTTTTCTCATAGACTTATATATCTAAAATTTCTTGCACTCTTCCTATTTGGCCATCTTCTAATCTAACTTTTATACCTCTGTGATGCTTAGGCACTTTAGTTAGTAAATCTTTAACAATACCTTCTGTTAGTATTCCACTTTTCTGATCCTTCTTTAAAACTATTAAAACTCTTAAACCAGGTTTTATATTTTCTCTTAACGTATTTTCTTTCATATTCCTAACTCTTTTAATCTATCATCTCTTTTCTTCCATAATGGATAATCTAATTCGTTTTCATTAAAGTATTGAATATGATTATAACCATCATCCATTTTAATTTCAACTTGATAAATCCATATATCAACAAAATGTTCAGAAACTTCCAAAACAACACCTTCTCTATTTTTATAGAATTCGCTATTAATTTTCAATTCATCACCAACTTTAAACTTAGGAGATTTATTTATTTCCTTCTTTTTAAAGAGTGATTTTATTAATATCCATATAGTCCAAATCATATTCCCAATTCTCTTAGTTTATTATCTCTTGTCTCCATTACAATAATGGGGTTTAACCAATCTTTAAATATATTAGGAATTGATTCGAATTTCCTTTTATCTATAACCAATTCATTTCTGGATATAACTCCAAATCCTTTATCTTTTAGGTCGTCATACCAATAATCCATTCTTATACCATCAAGTCTAAGAGTATCTACTATAACACTGAACGGACCTTCATATTTTCTATAATCATCTTGGTAACTTTTTTGTAAGCCACATCTGATTAAACTATCAATTGTGTGATTAGTTATAAGAGGTTTTGAGCTATACATTAAATCTGTTATAGTCTTTCCTTTTGAATACCAATTAATAGTATTAGGTAACTTTATGAGTATATAATTTTTCATAATCCAAGTTCCTTTAGTTTATTATCTCTTTTCGTTTGTAATGTGTAATCTAATTCGGTTTCATTAAAGTAATCAGTGTATTTATGATTTTCCGAACTTCTACCTTCAAGTGGATCATATTCAACTCTATAATACCATTCGTCAAGACTATCACCACGTAGTTTAGGTGATAAAACAACTTCTAATATAATTCCATGTTTAAAAAACCCATCAAAGGTATTTATACGTGTTTTGATTAAAACTTCATCACCTACTTTAAACTTAGCCTTTGAGTACTTGAAACTGACTTCTATACTTGATAACCGCCAAATCTTTGGCTTTTGCTTCAATCTCTGTATCAAATTCAAGACCAAACGTTTGAATCTCTTCATAAATATAGTCAGCGTGTGCTGTTTCTCTGCCTGCTGCATCTTCTAATATTTTAGGTGAACTAATGTGAGTCATTGGTTTTACATCACCCCATGTGGAACAAGCAAGTTTTATCGCCTCTTCTTGAGAAATATCTTGTGGTCCGTAATTATGATGGTGAAAGTCATGAGTTATTGGAATACCAATTTTAGTATATATTAGATCATATAACATTTTGGTTGAGTATTGGTTAGGTCCATCATCATTCTCAACAACTAATCTCTTTCTACAAGACTCGCTTAAATTATAAAATTGAGTACAAAATCTTTCAGCTGCCTCTTCTCTGGTTGGTTTTGTTGTGTTTACGTGTATATTAATTGGATAATAGTGAGTTTGATCTAAACCCATTAAATCCATAATTTGAGCATGTTTATCTAATTCATCAATTGCGTTTTTAACTACAACTGGATTTTCACTAGCAGGTATACAAAAGTGGGTTGGATGGAATGATAATCTCATATCTACACTTTTAGCATAGTCACCAATTTCTTTTAACTTTTTTGATATTATATCAAATTTTGGTAGATTTTCTATTTTATAGAATCCGATACAAGGTAGAATATCACTAGACATTCTGTAAACTAATATATCATTTTCCTTATTCCATTTTATAATCTTGAACATATCATCTATATTCAAGAGTGCTAACTCAGTGACATATTCTAAACCTTTTGTTTCAAAGGTTTTCTTAGTCATTCCTCTATTTACGGTTATGAAGTCTTTTTTCTTCTTACCATTATTTATAGAAATGTTTATACAACAATAACCTACTCGATTCATATAGATATTTTTTACAAAAATAAGCTTTTTTAATATATATATTATGATAATATATAGAATTTTTAATAAAATAAATTGCAAATCTTATATAGGACAATCTGTTCATAGTTTCAATAAAAGATACAAAGGTGGTGATTGGTTAAAATATACACACAACATAATTCTTAAAAACTCGGTTGATAAATACGGGTTAGAAAATTTTGATTTTGAAATATTAGAAGATAATGTTAAAGATATTGATGAGTTAAACAAATTAGAAGTTAAATATGCAGAAAAGTATAATACATACAGACCAAATGGTTATAATATAAGAGGTTGTGGTGATAATAAATTTGTTGATGATGAGTTGAAAAAACATCTATCTACCTTTAGATTAGGAACTAGTTATAAACCAAATAATAAAAAATCATCAAAGTATAAAGGTGTTTATTGGAAGGAAAGTAAAAAATCTTGGATGTGTAGATTTGATAATAATCAAATATCAAAAGTTAAATTCACAAATAGTGAAATTGAAGCAGCTGAGATGTATGATAAAGTTTCTCTATATTTACTTGGTAAATATTGTTTTATAAACTTTGATGAGAAGAGAGAAGAATATTTGAAGTCTGATTTGGAGGATTTTTACAAAAATGTTTTTCTTAAAACAAAAGAGAAAAGAAAAGATGGTTATTTCAAAGATGATAGTGAATTATTAGAACTAATAAAACCACTAATCTGGAAAATGTCAGTCCCAAAAATAGCTAAGGAACTAAATGTGACAGCAAGGCAAGTAACTTGGTGTATTAAAAAAAATAAATTAGAAATGCCTGGTAAAAACTATTGGCAGAAAAATCAATAATGTTGATTTAATATATATATATATAAAACTATTTTTTTTTATATTATGAAATACTTAAAAAGATTTAATGAGAATTTTTCAACAGAAAAAGAATTACATATTGAAGTTATAGTTGATGAGATATTAGATTATCTAAAAAGAAACTGTATAGATAAGTGGGAAGATATCTTTATGAAAGCTGAACATAGTAATGAAGTAAATGATATAATCGATCATTATATCGAAGATTATAGTGATTTATCTGATATAAAGTTCTGGGTTTGTTTAGAACTAAATGATGTATATGAATTGAAAAAATTACTTCCTGAATTAGAAGAAAAAGAAGAGTATGAAAAGTGTGCTCTTATAAAAAATAAACTAACAAATGAAACACATCAATAATTTTCGTTTATTTGAAGCTGATGAGCAAGAACCAACTGATAATAAATCAAATGTAAGATCCGAAAGAGTTTTAACACAAGCTCAAAAAGAATATAAAGAAAGTCCAGAATTACAGAAAAAATCGGGACCAGTTCCAACAATGGTTTTTACTGATGTTGTAGGTTCATCAAAAATGTGGTCTGATGATCCAGTTACTATGATTGGTCAATTAGAAGCTCATCATAAATTAGTGGATAGTTTAGCTTCTAAAAATAATGGATGGATTGTTAAAACAATTGGTGATGCTTTCATGGTTTATTTTGAACCAAATGAGAACTCATTATTCAATGCTATTAAATTCTCAAAAGAACTTATACTTAATGAAAAAGCTTATAGTTTAAGAGTTGGTATTTGTGAAGGTCATATGGATGAAAAAACATATAGTATTCAAAAGGTTGAGTTAAGAGACTTTTTCGGAAATGCTGTAAATGCTTCATCTAGAATGGAGTCAAAAGTATCTGAAGTAGGTGGAACTATTGCTTTTTGTTCTTTAAAACCAATTGAAAATAAAATAGGTAAATTAAAAACTTTAGGTAAAATTGAAAATGTTGATTTATCTAAATATGATTTAAGAGGAGCTAAAGTTGAAAAAGCATATAAAATAAAAGTTAAATAACATAATTTTTATTATATTTGTTTTTATAAATTGGTGATATGTATATTTGTATTAGTAATACTTCAAATAGAAGTGAGATAGAAATAGGAAAAACCTATGAAATATTTGAACACGAACACCCTAAATGTGTTTGGGTTAAAATACCTGATAAGACTACATCAGTAGGATATAAAACAATTCAAGCTTATTTATCGGATTTTAAATCTGTTTCAAAAGTAAGAGATGAAAAATTAGATGATATATTAAAAAACCCACTCAAATGAGTGGGTTTCTTTTTATTTCTTTGTAGTTGCTAATTCTTTACCATTTTCAGTCATTCTAACTGGGAATCCCCATAGATATTCAACGTGAGGTAAAACTTTTTTAATATCATTATAATCTAGACCTTTATTATTAATAGGTGTATATTCTAAAGTAAGTGTTCTATCTCCGAATATATCAACATCATATACTTGAATATCTGGTACGTATCTACTTCTATTATAAGATTGTGATAAAGATTCTCTTACTTTTTTATAACCATTCTCATTATGTATAGAACTAACTTCATAATAGTTATTATCCATTTTATCATCAATTTCAAATAATTTCATATCTCTAATAACCTTAGGTGAAAGATATTGTAAAACAAATGTTTCATCTTTAAAGTTTTCAACGATATATTTGAAGTTTTCAGCCCAATTACCTTTTCCAGCAATCTTAGGAAACCATTCCAAATCTTCTTTAGTTGGGTTTAAAGACATTCTTTTTAAATCTTGAAAGATATTGAACCCTAATGTATATGGATTCAATCCAGAGTAAAACTTAGAGTCAAATCCTGGTTGAAAAATAACATTAGAATGATTATGATAAAACTCTTGCATAAAACCGTCTGATAAATAACCTTCATCGAACATTTTATTAATAATTTCATAGTGTGTAAAAGTAGCACATCCTTCATTAATAACTTTTGTTTGACCTTGTGGGTAAAAGTATTGAGCAGTTTTTCTAACAATTCTAACAATTTCTCTTTGCCACCCTCTCAACTTAGGAGAGTTTTTCTCAATGAAGTAAAGAATATTTTCTTCCGGTGATTCAGGAAATCTTTTTTCTTTAAGTTTTTCTTTCTCATCTTTAGGAATAGTTCTCCATAAATCATTTAAAAGAATTCTATCATCTTCTAATTTCTTTTTAAGTCTTTCTCCTTCTTCAGTTGGACTTAATTTTCTAGGTTTTTTATATTTATCAACACCATAGTTCATTAAGGCGTGGCAAGCATCTAAAACCATTTCTACCTCTTCAAATCCGTATTTCTCTTCGCATTTAGCAACAAACTCTTTAGCAAAGACCATATAATCAATGATTGAATCTGCCTGAGTCCATTGTTTGAAAAGATAATTATTTTTAAAGAATGTGTTATGACCGTATGCGGCGTGAGCTAATACTAAGATCATAAGACAAGTTGTGTTATCTTCCATATTGTAAGATATACAAGGATTTGAATTAATAACTAACTCATAAGCCAATCCCATTCTACCTTTCTTATATTGATTTGAGTTAATAACAAAGTCTTTACCAAATTTCCAGTGATTATAAGAAATTGGTAAACCAATTAATGAATAAGCATCCAACATTTGTTCAGATGTTATTATTTCAAATTGATTTGGATATGTTTCAATACCTAAATATTCACTAGCGATTCTACTAACAACTTTATCAGCTTCTATAATAGTTTCATCAGTCCAATCAGGTTTTGAAAATAATTTTTTTAATTCTTCTTTAGTCATCATGCTGTTTTCTTTTTAAAGAAATCTTGGAATACTTTCCAAATTTCACTTACTTCATTAATCTTACCTATCTCAAAGTTCTTTCTTTTATCAGATAAAACCTTATAGTTGTTCCAAAGATCACCATCTACACTTCTACATATTTCGATATATGTCATATACTGAACTTTGTTTAATATATCAACGTCTAATATTTTATAACAATCACTAGCATCTGCCTTATCCCAAACATCACCATCAGAGGCTTGAGCGGCGTATATGTTCCAGTTTTCATTATATCTTTCTCTAATGATTTTTGCCATCAATTCTAAAGCAGTTACCACAACGGTACCACCACTTTCTTTAGAGTTAAAGAATTCATCCTCAGTAACTTCTTTTGCTGAAGTATGGTGTCTTATAAAGACAATCTCAATTTTCTCATATTGTTTTGTAAGAAACATATATAATAACATAAAAAATCTTTTAGCTATATCTTTCTCTTTCTCACCCATTGAACCAGAAACGTCCATTACACAAAACATAACAGCTGAAGTAACTGGTATAGCAACTTTCTCAAAGTTATTATATTGTAAATCAACTTCCTCCATAAAAGAAACTGATAACTTCATCTTTTTTAGCTTATCTAATTCTTTAAGTAATTCATTTCTCTCATCATCTAATAAATCAGACTTTAATTTTTCTTCAATTTCTTTAATCTTTTTATCGAAAAACATACCAACAGCCATCCTACGAGCCATTGAGTTTTTATATGAACGAGTTATATTTAATCTACTTGGATTACCATAGTTAGAATAACCAGCTCTTTTTTGTTTAAAATCAACAATAGAGTTTAAATGTTTTTTAACCATATCTGGTAATTCTAGATCATTGAAAAAGTAATCTAAGAATTCTTCTCGACTTATTGATACAGTAAAGTCATCTTCTGTAGCATTTGGATCATTTGATCCTTTACCTTGACCACTACCTTTACCTTGACCACTTTTTGGTTTTTTTATTAAATCACCTTCTGAATATTCTTTGTTACCAGGATGTACATGTTTTTTATCACCAGTATCTTTATCATAAGTGAATTGTGGTTCATTAATGCCTTTGACTGGGATATTAACTCTTTCTTTTGAAGATGTCAAATCTTTAACATTGGTATTCTTAACGATGTCAGGAAGAGCCTTTTTAATTTGACCTTCAATTCTTTTTAATAATCTTTGTCTATTTTCCGAAGATTTTCCCTTAGGACTCTTTCTTCGATCTACTATATTTATTGACATCTTTATAAATTTTTTTAATTTTTCTTCTACGATTCATAACTAAATATCTATTATAGTTATAAGCATAATGAGGAAGTGGCATATCATATTATTATATTTTAAAAAAGGGAGATAAACTCCCTTTTTATTAATTTGATTTTCTAACTCTTAGATACCAGTCAGTTAATAACTTAATCTGTTTGTTAGTGTATCCTCTATCCTTCATTCTATTGATGAATTCTGAATGTTTCTTTTCTTCGTCTTTAGAAGCTTTAGAAGTGAAAGAAATAACTGGAATGATATCTTCAGTTTTAGAAAAAATTCTCTTTTCAATCACACTTCTAATTTTCTCATAAGAATCCCAAGTTGGTGATTCACCATTCTTAGCTCTATGTCTTAAATAGAATTGTACAACATCATTTCTGAAATCTTTTGGATTAGCGATACCAGCTGGTTTTTCAATTTTCTCTAACTCTTCGTTAAGAGCAGCTCTATCAAATTGTTGTCCTGTTTCTGGATCTCTAAAGTCATTATCTTGACACCAGTGGTCAGCATAAGTGATATATCTTTCAAATAAGTTTTGTCCATATTCTTGATAAGAATCTACATAAGCTTTTTGAATTTCATCACCAATAAACTCAGCATATTTTGTACTGATTTTAGACTTTAAGATATTTAAGTAGTATTCTTCAGTTTCTTTTGGTAATTGTAATTTAACAATTTCATTTTCTAACACATAGAAAAGGTGTACTGGGTTAGCAGCAACTTCTTCAGTGTCGTGATTAAATACTTTAGAAAGAACTTTAAAAGCGAAACGAGTAGAAATACCATTCATACCTTCTGTGATACCCGCGTCATCTTTATATTCTTGTAAAGATTTTGCTTTAGGATCAGATTCTTTTAAAGATTCACCATTATAAACTCTCATTTTAGAGTATAAATTTGAGTTCTCAGGGTGTTTTAATCTTGTCATAACACAAAACTTAGCCAACAAGTCTAAAGTTTGTGGTGCACAAGGTGCTTCAGATAAAGAAGAATGTTTTAAAAGTTTTTCATAGATTTCAACTTCTTCATCAACTCTTAAACAATAAGGAACTCTTACAATGTAAACACGGTCTAAGAAAGCTTCGTTCTTTTTATCGTTTGAGAATGTTTCCCATTCAGACTCATTTGAGTGAGCTAAAATAATCCCTTGGAACGGAATAGCTGGTAAGTTTTCAGTACCATTAAAGTTACCTTCTTGAGTAGCAGTTAATAGTGGGTGTAAAACTTTGATAGGAGCTTTAAACATCTCTACGAATTCCATCATACCTTGATTAGCTCTACAAAGAGCACCAGAGTAGTTATAAGCATCAGCATCATTTTGTGGAAACTCAGCCAATTTACGGATATCTACTTTACCAACTAAAGCTGAGATATCTTGGTTGTTTTCATCACCTGGTTCAGTTTTAGCGATACCTACTTGAGATGCGATAGACATTTTTAATTTTCTAACTGAGAACTTAGTTACATCACCATCAAACTCAGCTAATCTTTTAGTAGCCCATGGAGAAGCACAAGAAGGAATATATCTTTTTGGAATACCATATTCCTTTTCTAATTCTTCTCTATAAGAAGAAAATAATCCAAGTGGGTTCTCAAATACCGGTGAAACTTCACCGTCAGCAACAAGCACATAAATATGACTTTTTTCCATTAGTTGTTTTAATCTTTCTGCTAAAGAAGATTTACCACCACCAACTGGTCCTAAAAGGTAAAGAATTTGTTTCTTTTCTTCTAATCCTTGAGCTGCGTGTCTAAAGAAAGAAACAATTTGTTCAATAGTATCTTCCATTCCAAAGAATTCCGAGAATGCTGGATATCTTTTAATTAATTTGTTAGAGTAAATTCTACTAAGTCTTTCATCTAGCTTAGTATCAACTACTTCTGGTTCACCAATAGCTTGTAACATTCTCTCAGCTGGTGAAGAATAAACTTTATCCTTTTTACAAAGTTCTAAAAATTCCTGTAAAGAAATATCTTTATCACCTTGGGTAAAGTCTTTTTTTATCGTGCTTAATAAACTCATATATTTAAGATTTATTTTTGTCTTTTTTTATTATACAATAACTTACAGTCTAAGTTTAGTATATACCATATATATTGAATTAATTGTCTTTCTATCTATTTTTGGGAATAAAAAATTAATATATAAAGTATGAAAAGTAAAATATTAAGATATTCTGATTTTGTTAATGAAAACAAAATTAATGAAGCAAACGATACACCTGAAACTTACATCAAAGGTAAATTAATGGAGTTAAAAAAAGCTGTTGATGATTTATTTAATGAAGATAATGTTGATGAAACAGAAGAAGAGAATATATCAATTAATCAAGCTAAAGAAAATTCAAATAAAAAAAGTAAGAAACGTGTTGTTAGCCTTTCAGAACAAGGAGTTAAACTACATAGTTCTGAAATATCAGTTTATTCACAAACAGACGATTCATTAACAGTTAAATACTCTGATGGTGATGGTGTTTATAATCTTTATATTTCTATTAATATAAAAGATGGTATACCAAAAGATCCAAATGCTGATTTTTCAAGTGATGATATAACAAAAATGTATGTTAAGTTTAAGAAATATGGTGTAGATGAAATTGATTTAATTGGTCAAACAACACATAATGTTAATATAGAAAAGGAAGATGGTGAGTTTAAATTAAGTCTAAATAAAAAGCCTGCCGCTCAAGCTCCTGCTCAAGGTCAAAATCAACAAGAAGCTCCTACTCAAGAAGAAACACCAGAAAGTGAAAAAATGTCATTACTTGAATTTTTAGAATTCTTAAAATCAGATTTTGATGATAAGTATGGAGAAAATAAAGGATTAGAATACGAAACAGAATAAATAAAATCACCTAAATGGTGATTTTTTTGTTTAGGGAAATTTTATTTTTAAATAAATAATTCATGGAAATAAATATAGTAACAAACTTTACAATCTTACAAGAGATAAAAAGATCTAAATACTTTCAAGTTAATTTAGGTTTTGTACCAACCGTTGAAAAAAATGGTCAAAGAGTTTTTAATGATCAAGATCGATTTTCTCAATCTTATAATGGTAATTATAAAACAACTATTTACGCGCAAGGTCGAATTGGAAATATAAGATTTTACACAGATCATTATATTATGGAACCGGTTATGGGTATTTATTATGGTGATACTTTCGAAGAGTTTGTAGTTGATTTTGATAAGAGTATTCTTAACCAAAAAGGAATTGACGCTTATTTAGGATCTATTATTAAAGATATTGATGAGAAATATGAAGAGTTAGTTAAAAATAACGAACTAAAAAAACAAGAAGAAAAACCAAAAGGTAATGCTGATAAATTAACTAGTAATCCTGGTGGAGTAACTTGGGAAGATGTTAAAGCTTATTTAGAAAAAGAAAGAGGTAATAGAGGAATTTAATTATAAGCTATAGAAGCTAATAATGTATAAACCATAGATTTGTCTATTTTGTCTAGATCATCAAAATCAAATGATATTTGTATATCATCTTCATGAAACATATGAAGCCAAACTTTATTCTCTGATTTAGACCACTCTATTGAATTAAAAGTACCTAAACTAGTATCTAAGTCAATAACAATTTCTGTTAGACCTATACCCAATATTTCTATTATTTTAGCCACTTTTCTTTTCATAATGTATATATTTTTATTTTTTCATGATAAAAAATTAATATATACAAAAAAAAGAAATTTTTAAGGATGAGTATTTTAAGATATAATGAATACTTAACAGAGAAACAAGTTTTTGATTTAATCAACGAATCTGTGTTGATTTTTTCACCTAAATTAGTTAATTTGTTAAAAAGAATGACTCGTAATAGAATTGCTCAAGAGTTATTGAAATTAAATAAAGTTGATGTTGATGGTATTACACAAAACTATATTGATGTGACTGATAGAGAAACTTTCTCTTTCACACCAGACAGAAGAGTTCAACAATTATTAGCTGCTAGACCAGTAGTTTGGAAATGTATCCAAGGTAATAAATGTTTAACTCATAGTGACTCAAATGATGCAATCTTCGGGAGATTAGAATATAATAAAGCTGAGCCATGGCCGGGTGGTACTGGTGATAGATGGTCTGTTGGTGTTGGAGAAGTTATGAAAATTGTAACCGAAACAACTTCAAAAAGTTCAGGTAAAGTTTATTGTAAAGTTGAAGAAACTAACAGAGATGGTTCTGATAAAGAAAATCCAAGAGTATCTGTTATTAACAAAGAAGGATTAGAGTTATTCGCACCTGAATTAGATGGTATTTGGACAACAGCTAGAAACCCATTGAGAATTGGTAGAATGGCGAGAGCTATTTTAACTGCTGGTAAAATAGAGTTTACAGATCATGAGTTATCTCAATTTGTTGAACAATTTACAGCAACATTTGACTTTGCAGCAGATGCTTTAAGACAATTCTCAATTGTTAAAGGTGATCAAATTTATCACTGGTATAATGGTTTGAGATATGTAAGTGGTGGTGGTTCATTAAATAATTCTTGTATGAAAAGTGCTAGTAGAACAAAGTTAGCAATTTATTGTGATAATGAAAATGTTGAATTAGTTATACTTTATTCGGATGAAGGTGAAGTTGTTGATGGTGTTTATCAATCTAATAAAATTAAAGGTAGAGCAATTCTTTGGAGAAACTGTACTGTCAATGGTGAAAAAGTAGATTTTATGGATAGAATTTACACAGCTTATGAAAGTGATACGGAATTATTCAAACAATTCGCTGAAAAAGAAGGATTCTTTTATAAAACAAATCAAGGATACGGGGGTAGAGATATTTCTAATGGATCAAGAACGATTACTAGACCAGATATTGTTTGTGATTTAGATAGAGCTGAGTTTGATATGTATCCTTATATGGATACTATGTATTGTATTGATGTTGAAAATAATAAAGCTGCTAACGATAGCGATATTGAAGGTTTAAATGAAGATAGAATTAGATATTGTCAACATACTGATGGTACGTGGGAAGGATATGGTGAAGATGATTCTTATGGCGATGGAGATGATGATGATGATGAATGGTAATAAATGAAAAAAACCCAACTTGAAAAAGTTGGGTTTTTTTATTTTAATAATTTATTTAATTGAATTTCTCTCCACTTATCAACTGTCACAAATCTTGATTTATCATATGTTCCTGATATGTTTTTATCATTGATAATTCTATACCAGTTAAAATCTTCATCAATTTCTACAAAATCTTCAATATTTTCATATTTTTTATTGATGGTTAGATATTTCTCCAAACCTCGATTATTTATACAATAAATAAACATTACATTAAGTATTCTATAACTGAATCCCAATTAGGAAATTTTTCCTTACCAAAATGAATATGTTCTCCTTCAAATTCAACTTGACCATGTCTTGTATCATCATCAATTAAGTAGTCTCCTTTAACAAGGGATTTATTTGGACAAATAATCATATTCTCTAACATTTTTTCACCAAAATATTTCTTAATCCATTCAGCTTTTTCGGTATAACAGTGAATGTTTTTAATAGATGGTCTAGTTAAAATCCAAACATCATACTTAGACATCAAGGTATTCATTCCTTCGATTGCTCCTGGTAGTGGTTGTAAACCTAAGAAAAAACCAACTTTTGACTGAGGCCACTTTCTAATTGGTTCATCCTCTGAAGCCTCTGTATTTTGTTGACCACTTCTAAAAGGACCTGTAAAATCACAAAGAGTGTCGTCCATATCTACGTAAACAATTTTCTTACCGCTCATATTTTCGTTGACTTTAAATCTTTTGATGTATTTCATGTAAATATAATAATTTTTTATTATATATTAAATTTTTTATTATAAAAGTTTGATAAACCTTAAATGTTCTTCTAACATAGTATTATATTCAGAAAAAGCACCGTGTTTTAAATCCTCAAAAGTAATCCACTTAACAACTCCCTTTTCGGTTGTTGAAACTTCACCAGACCAATCAGTTACTAAATAAACAACAGCAACAAAATCACCATCTTCTCTAAAGAAAATTGGTTTTGCTGAGTTTACATCTAATCCTGTTTCTTCTTTTAATTCTCTAACTAAAGCGTCATATAATGTTTCACCAACATCTACTTTACCTCCAGGTAATCCAAATTTAGTTGTATCATCTTTTCTTGATACACCTAATAGTTTAGATTTATCTTCGTTAAAGATAAGAGCGGTTGCTGCTAATTTAGCGGTTCTTGTTTCCATATAATAATTTTATATAAATATAATAAAAAAGTCCTTGATTTCTCAAGGACTTTTTTAAATTATTTTACTTCTTCAAAATCAACATCATCTACTCCATCATTACCACTGGAAGTATTTTCTGTTGTTTGTTCAGTTTGACTTTGTTCATACAACTTAGTTGAAATTGTATTCCAAGTCGAGTTTAACTTACTGATTGATTCATCAATTCTTTGAACATCTTTATCGGAATGAGCTTTCTTCAATTCGTCAAGGTCAGCGTTCAAAGCATTCTTATCATCAGCTGTTAATTTTTCATCAAACTCTTTAATTTGTTTTTCGGTTTGGAAAATCATTGAGTCTGCTGAGTTTATTTTATCAACTAACTCTCTTTCTTTAGCATCTGCTTCAGCATTTGCCTCAGCCTCAGCTTTCATTTTCTCAATTTCTTCTTTAGTTAATTGAGAACCACCTTCGATACGGATTTTATTTTCTTTACCAGTTGCCTTATCTTTAGCGTGTACAGATAAGATACCATTAGCATCTATATCAAAAGTCACCTCGATTTGAGGAATTCCTCTTGGAGCTGGCATGATACCATCTAAGTGGAAACGACCTAAAGTTCGGTTGTCTTTAGCCATCGCTCTTTCACCTTGTAAAACGTGTAATTCTACTGAAGGTTGATTATCGGATGCTGTTGAGAATGTTTCACTTTTCTTAGTTGGAATAGTAGTGTTTGCTTCAATTAATTTAGTAAACACACCACCCATTGTTTCAATACCTAAAGAAAGTGGAGTAACATCTAAAAGTAAAACGTCAGTAATACCACCGGTTAAAACAGCTCCTTGAATAGCCGCACCTAAAGCAACAACTTCATCAGGGTTCACGGATTTGTTTGGTTTCTTACCAATATAACTTTCAATAGCATCTTGAATTGCTGGAATTCTTGTAGAACCACCTACTAAGATAACTTCGTCAATATCAGCTGGTTTTAAACCTGCGTTTTTCAAAGCTGATTTAGCACAACTGATAGCTCTATCAACTAAAGATGAAGTTAATTGTTCAAATTTAGCCTTAGTTAATTTCTTAACAAAGTGAAGAGGCATTCCGTCTCTAGCTGTGATGTAAGGTAAGTTAATTTCACTTTCAGATGTAGAAGATAATTCAATTTTAGCTTTTTCAGCCGCATCTTTCAATCTTTGTAAAGCCATAGGATCTTTTGATAAATCCATAGAGTTTTCAGATTTGAATTCTTCAACCATCCAAGTAATAATTGCATTATCAAAGTCGTCACCACCTAAGTGAGTATCACCGTCAGTAGATTTTACTTCAAATACACCATCACCAATCTCTAACACAGAAACGTCATGAGTACCACCACCACAGTCAAATACTAAAATTTTAGAGTCTGTGTTTTTCTTATCTAAACCATACGCTAAAGCCGCTGCTGTAGGTTCGTTGATAATTCTTTCAACTTTTAAACCAGCGATTTCACCAGCCTCAATAGTTGCAGTTCTCTCAGCATCACCGAAGTAAGCTGGTACGGTAATAACCGCTCTTTTCACTTCATATCCTAAATAATCTTCAGCTGTTTTCTTCATCTTTTGAAGAATCATTGCTGATAACTCCTGTGGAGTATAATTTCTATCATCGATTTTAACAGTAGGTACATTAGCTCCGTTTGAAACTACTTCATAAGGTACTCTAGTTACCTCATCTTTACAAACATTAAAATCTTTACCAATAAATCTTTTAATTGAGTAGATAGTTTTTTTAGGGTTAGTAACCGCTTGTCTTTTTGCTGGATCACCAATCTTTCTATCATTTTCTGTAAATGAAATAATAGAAGGAGTTGTTCTTTTACCTTCAGCATTACTGATTACGATTGGTTCACCACCTTCAACTACTGCTACACACGAGTTAGTTGTTCCTAAGTCAATTCCAATAATTACGTCTTTTGCCATATTTTATTTTTGTTTTTTATTTATACATTGTCAAATTGTGTGCCACTTTAATTTATATGTCATTTTGACATACTTGTTTTATTTATGACATATAATAGTAAACCATTATAGTTACCTTCGTTCATAAAGTTGTATAGGTTATATTTATTTACAACTCTCATAACATCAGTATTAACTAAACAAAGATCTTTTAAATCTAATCCCCATTTAGATATAAATTGCATTGTGTACTTATATTCTCTTTCTTTTATTTGTTGTGTATTTTCAACTCCATTCCAAGAAGATTTTCCATTAAAATGTAATAGGAATGATGGTGTATAAGTGACACCAAAACCTTTCATTAAACATCTTAGTCTATAATCAACATCTTCACCACCAACGGTAAACATTTCATCATACTCACCAACTTCTTTTATTATCTTTAGTGGTATTCTACAAACATAAAAAGCCATTAGCATTCTTTGAAAGTAAGATGGTTGTTTATTAACGTGTTCTGATATCTGATTTAGTATATCATATCTTTCATTAAAGTCATTTAGTGATAAAAATCCAGGTATTCCCAAATCGGTATGTGTTTGATTACAAGATGGAACAGTTAGTATATAATCACTATTCCCCAATAACTTTGACCAATTTGGAGTAAAGATAACATCATTACTCATGAAGATAAGGTTTTTTTCTTCTTCAACCGCAATTCTCATAAGAATATTCATGTTATGAGAAAAATTTTCAATTTTACTATTTACTATAATATCTTCTTCTTTTATTCTACCATTATTCCAATTTGATTTAAAATCACCATCATTATCAATCATTATAAATCTGTCACCTGGTTCTAAATAAGTATTTCTCAAAAATGAATCAACCGCTTTATCCGCATATTCATTGGTTACTTTAAGTGTAACCATCCCATATAATGTGTTCATATCATTTATAGAATTTCAATATTGAAAGTTTAATATATAAAATATGAAGTATATAGTTGAGTGGTCTAATTGGAATCCAGTTATTAATAAAGAAGTTGTTGATTATATTGAAACAAATAAACAAAATCTTGGACATCTTTGGGATAATGATAAATCAGAGGAAGAGAATATTAAATTCTTAACGGATTACTTTACAAAGTATCCAGACTTGATGAAGTCTAGTTTAGGTTTAGATGATGTGATTACAGTTAGTTCCAAACCATCAATTAAAAATAGCTCACCAATTTTACAGAATATAGGTGGTGTAAAAGATTTTAGAAGTTTTTAAGAGAGGATATTTCACCTCCCTTAATCTTCTATTTCAC